ATTTTTTTATTTCATCGAGTTCCTCCTCTGTGATTACCTCAAGTTTAGGTGCCTTATTGACAATAAGCTCATTGTACTTCTCGCATACTCTCTGAATATCCTCATCATCCAGCATAGATGCTACTTCGTCCGCACTTGATGCAACCTTAGTATTTAAATCAGTTGGTATGCGCATACAATGATAGCACAGTAATCTATTATAATATAACGCCCTGTTCTTCGGATTATCCATGGGGTTCTTAACTTCCACTCCATTCTCCGTGACAGGGTGATATCTGCTTTCTACTTCTTCATTTATACTTAACATTGTGTCATTTGATAGTAATACAACCGCCACATCAAACGCACCACTCCCGTTTCCGAGAGTGGCAACATTGTGTGGGGGCTGACCGCAACGCATCTTTTTAAGATAACTAATGTCAGCCATATTTATCCTCCTATTTTATCCTGGAAAGGGCACTAACAGTAATCTTTTCGAGTACCTTGTCGTTCAAAGAACCATCCTCGGAAATATCAGTTACAATACAATCCTTATATGTTACTCTCTCGCCATTCTTGATGATTACCACATTGAACTGGTTATCTGCCAGCGAGTAGAAGTCAATCCCATCGCTAATTGCAGTATCCTCAAGGTATACTCTGGACAAATCCAGCGTGTGCTTCTTTTTACCCTGGATATATCCAATAGGAATATCCTGGCCGAACACATCTACCGGCTTTGAATCCTTATTATACTTTGTACTGTAGGACTGGACACCAGCAATTCTCTTACCGGAAATCTCGATGAAAATGTCATTACTAGTTGTAATGTTTACACCAATTGATGGAGTATCCATATTCTTCTTACCTCCTTATTTATTAGAGTTTAAGGTGCTGATTGATGGTGATGGTGTACAATGGTGTCACAACATCGAACTCATAATCAATCAATGCTCCATACCTGTCGGCAGGATCCTTCGAAACAGTTACTGTACTATCATCAAAATTCTCGATAATTTCCAGTTCGTTGAGTGTCTGCAGGGTGAGCTTTACATCATCCCTAATTGCATTTAAGACACGTGTCACATTTTTGGTTCTCTTATAGTTCTTGCGAAGCATGTTCTCAACTGACTCGAGCACATAGTCTGCGATGAACCTTGTGGAACCTTCCTGCCATACCTGGTCATTCTGTGCTGATGTTACAAGTCTCCAGATTGCAGGTGTCATATCCTCATCGTAAATTGGAGTTACACCGGCCTTAACGAGAGCATCCATTTCTGCACTGAGCATCAGGATACCGACACCACTAAATCCCTTAATATTAACACCATTCATTGGGAGTGCAGGGTCACTTGTCTCAACCATAATTGCTGCAGTTAATCCTGCTGCGCAAATCTGCTGGTGCGCATTTTCTGTGCCAATTAACATCTGTGGTGCAACGATGAAGATTCTGTTGCTGTCTACAGTCTTTGCAAACTGTGCCAGCTCCGCCTGTGTGGTCTTGGTTGTACCAAATACTGAATATCTGAACATATCATTGCTCTCTGCAACAATCAGATGATCCTTAACAGCAGCAATAACCTTTGCATCATCGCTATCAGTAATGATGCACTTGATTGTCTTGTCAAGCATTGATACCTCAAGTGAATCTTTGTATGTGGTATCATCTACGGACGATTCCGGTGCTTCCGGTACGATAATTCCATTAATGTTGTCTACACCATTTGCAATCAGTACCTTCACGATCTTTGGTGCAATACTATCCGCACCAAATGATGCGATGGCATCAGCTGTGCCGTAAATCTGGAAGATCTTCTTCGGCTCGACACTTGTGGTGGTACTTCCGGCAACCCTTGCGACTACCAATACACTTTTAGGTATGTTAGGAATTACTGTCAATGCACCGCTAGTATCTGTACTGCCAGTGATCTTATTTGCCATTTAAATACTCCTCCTTATAATATTATTTTATATGTTTGTTTTACCCACTTAGATAAATCAACATATTCCTGTTTTGGTACAATTGTCTGCACTACCGATAACTTATGTCTTATTATACCAATGTAATTCATATCTGTTGATTTATCATCGTATAGATCTCTGACCATTGGGTCACTAATGAGTTTTATGCATCCAATCTGTGTTGGTGCCTTTTCATTTACGGTGAAATCATACAGTATAATCTTGCCACCATTGGTATATGCTGTATGGTTGAATATTCCATCAGCAACCATAGATTCAAGTAATGCCCTCATTGTAGAGTTGCTTGATACAACATCAATCTGTATCATTATCTCATGCATCTTACCGACAATATCGTAATAACGATTTTCATCATTATTAAAATACTGACCTAGTACATTACCAATACCAACCTTTGACTGTCTGGTATCAACCTTCCTCACAATGATAGATGGCTTTTTTAGACTAGTTAGGTCGGCAGGATATGCTGGTAATATTTGAACATTAACACCATTCATACCGTAATCCATAGATATTATCGGCATCATATCGCCAAGAAACTTCAGTATGGTCATGAGGACATTGTATTCTATCGCAATCATCGTCTTTATCATTTTAGTACCCTCCTAACAGCTTTCCTTATAATGTCAAGACATTTATCATTTTCATCCTTTATAGTTGGTCTAACAGGGTCTCTCTTAGGGACTCCTGCTGCTGGTGCGCCATACATGTGATGTATAAGTTTTGGATCGTCAGATAATATATGAACCAAATGCTTACGTGTTCTTGCTGATATTTTTGATGTAAATGAAAACATCATGTCTCCGAACTCAATTAATGGCTTATTTGCATTTGAACCAGCTCCTGCTTTAACTTCCTTGATTATAGTATCAGGTTTGAGTTGTGGCCACCCAGGCTGATATTTGCCGAACTTATCCTCTATACAGTCTATTATGTATTCAGACGCTTCTATAGTACCTTCGGTAAGTGCATCTTCGACACCATCAGCCTTTCTGTTGTATGACCTAACAACTTGGTCGACTCCTTTAATTTTAACAGTAATCATTATTCCTCACCCAACCCATCATGTGGCATGTCCTCTTGGTTTATCTCCATAGACCCATCTGGAACCGCTCCAACATATCTCTTTATCGTAATAAGAGTTTCACCAATCCTATCACGTATAGAAGATATATAATATCTATCATTAGTATCATCGATAGCAATTATTGACTGCTTGTGTGGTTTAAATGTAGCTACACCAATCTGATTACCATTTTCATCAAATTTAGGCAGTATGTTGTGTATTGCATACAATATAATACCTGCATTCTTTTCACCATACTCAACATCTGTAGGAGGTAAATCATTGGTATAGTTATTTACTAAATCCTTGCGTTCTGCTGGCACTACAATAGTTTCATATACAACTTTGCCAGTGAACTCATGCAATAACATACTATAGTTAGGCTGCTTGTCCACTGGCAATGGTTGCATTATTGTTATTGTAGTATGCCATTGATTGATAACATCACGCACAGAACATTTCATAAATTCTATGTCGCCACCAGTTAACATCATTGACATTTCTACTCACTCCTCTTTGTCGCACTCCTGTTCCATAGGCTACCTATACTTCCCAGTCTCCATTTCTTATATTCCTCTTCATACTCTGCGAGTATCGCCGTGAGCATCTTTGGAATCTGTGTCTTATCGATAGTCTTGCCGTCAACAGCAGTACTAAATTTGAAGAATACTGATGCTGTCAGCCTGAATCTCTTAAGTGCATGATATACAATCCTATTCTCGAACTGCATTTCATCAACAGAGTTGTCAATGATATCAGACATAGATATACCAGTTTCACGTATCGTATCAGACATATCAACCCTGAAATATCTCTCGACAACATCGTCTGGAATACTATCATCATATGCTGGCATATTAAAACTCAATGGAAGTGAATCAAGCTTCTGATATGCATTCCTTAATATCCTTATTTTCCTTAAATCCTCAGGTGTACTCACAATACCCATATAGCACCTCTTAGAAATATAATTCTGTTGCCCTCATCTCGCCATACTGCACCATGAATTTGATATCATCACGCTTGTCATACTCTTCGGCAGTGAACTGGCGCTCTGTGAGGATACTGTCGGATTTCTTTTCTGATGCCCAATACTTACCTTCTTCGTCCCTCCAGATACTTGCTCCGATGTATTTTACAAGTACTCCGGCTGCCTGTACTTTATCCTGCTCTGGCTCCTGCTGTTCTTCTGACTCGTGCCCTGGCTCTGTTTCAGATGGCTTTTCCGGTTCTTCCGATGCATTGTCAGCCTGTTTCTCAATGCCAGCGCCTGTTTCTGCATGTTCGGCCTTATTTAATTCCGTTGATTCACTCAATTCTGGGGTTGGTGCTGTAACCTTCGTATTAATCTGTTTTGCCATTACTATCTCCTCCTAATAATTACAATGGGCAGATAGCAATTATAGCATATCCACCCATTGTCAGCTGATATTGTGCCGGATTTAACACCCGGTAATTTTATACACGTTATCTCCGTACAATACGGCGAATGTATAAGCTTCCAGAGTACGTACTTCCTCAGCAGCATTTGCGAAGTTTTCTGTCCTGTCGAGCTTGAGTTCCTCTCTTACGCAATACAGGAGTTTGTCCTTTGCTCTTACAAGAAGTGCAACACCGGGAGTAACCCATGCAGTAACGATTACCGAGAGTCCGGCTACACCACGGATATCGCCAGTATTCGGATCGAGTACAATGCCAGGAGGTGTCTTGTCAAGGGTATCAGGAATCAGGTCATCCTGCTGGTCTGGATTCATTATGAGGTGAGTAAAATGTACGGGACGAGGGATATTGGTGCCGTCCTCCTTGAACTGTGCCGCTGCCTTCTTTGCATCCCTAATATCTTTGATTGCCAGAGTACCGGAAATTGTAGCAGCCTTACTGTTACCAGCTCCGGATTCCAATGCTGCAAATGCAACACGGTTCTTAGTTCTTGTATGCGCTTTACCAAGCTCCATGGTGGTGTACTTCATTACATCAACCTGATCATCCCTAATCATCTGATGGGTGAAACCACATCTTACACCATAGTCCTCAGCAGAGATTGTCTGCGTTCCGGTACCCAGGCTAATGAACGGAATTTCCTGGCCTTCCTCAATTTTACCAACAACCAGACCCTTATATGTAGGGAACGGGATATGGTTGCGAGTAAGTTCAAATCTCTGGAAGATTGTTTCGAACTGGGAAGGCTCTTCATTTGCGCCATCCAGAAGTAATGGGTTCAGGCCGTACACCATCAAGTCGGCAAAATCAGCCCTGCCCTGTAATTCAGAAATACGAACATTTCCAAATGTAGTCGATGCCATTTTATTTCCTCCTTTAAATACTGAATTTTACAAACACTGGTTTGTCTTTCTCGGCTGTGCTGATTGCAATACCGATTACGTTTACTGCAACATCAGTTGCGACTGTTCCCTTTACTGCCTTCATAACCTTACCTGCCGCTCCGGAACTTACGTAGTCACCAGCAGTAATTGCCTCTCCAGCAATAAGCCTGAATAATCCTTCACATTCAACAGAAACTGGTTCGCCGTTCTTTGCATCGAACATTGCGACACCGAGTACCTTATCAGATGCTGCCGTGGTAGGTGATACCACCATATCGCCAGTAATCTCAACAACCTGCCCCTTTAACATATCTGCACCAGCCTTGAGCTGTTTCTGCTCAAGATTTAAGGTTGCGCTGAATTCTGCCGGAAGTGCGCCAATCATATTGCCTTCGCTAATTTTGTAATCATTCACAAAATGATCATGACCTTTAACAGTAGCCATATATCTTATCCTCCTTATTTGTTTTCGCTCTTGACACCAAACATCCTGGCAACGGCATCTTTGATATCACTATCTCCACCGGGTGCCTTTCTCGGCGCTGGCCTGTTGTTCATACCGCCCATTTCACGTACAAACTCAATCTCGGAGTTGATTGATGCATCAATCTCCGCCTTAGTGTTGCCAGTAACCCTCTTCTTGAAAGCTTCGATATGGTCTTCATCAACCATTTCGGCAATCTTCTGATTCTTGTAGGCATCGAGTTCTGCCTTCTGGAACTTGTTATTAAGCTCCGTAATAGTGGCTTCATACCCATCGAATTTTGCCTGCAGTTCAGACACCTTGACATTTTCCTTCTTACCACCGATCGTGAACTCCATTTCTGTAATCCTATTGGATTCGATAATGGACTGTACCAGCGCTGGGTTGATTGCCTGCAGTTCCTGCACCGTAGCTCCTTTAATAATCGTGTCATATGCGCCTGGATTGTACGCACGGAGTTCTGCAACTGAAACATTTTTAATAATGTCCTGTGCATTGATTGTTTCTGCCATTTTATTTCCTCCTTCATTCATTTCGGTTACTACTGACATAGCCCTAGATGTTTCAAGTCCCTCTGTTCCGGGATTTGCCCAGTCTACAGACTGTAAATCAGTCATATGTACAACATCTATAATGTCTCCGCCCCTCATAATATCAGCGGAGCCATTAATAGATACTGTCATTGGATTACCAGCAGCAATACTCTTTGGAACCCATTCTCTGAGTTGCGATGTTTTAAATAGATATGCTTTTGCAATACATCTGTTCAATCCATCTGGCATTTCATCAATAATAGACCCAACATAGATACATTGTGGCTCCCTAAACTCAAATCCATATTTAGAAGGATCTGGGTGTCCAAAGAACCCCTGACAGCCAACAATCAATTGTGATATCTCCTTCACAATATTGTTATTATATCTCCTGTTGTTGTTAGATACTCCAGCTCTGATTACTTCTACATTCACAAATTTTGGGTCTGGATCATCAGCAGTTATTGTATCAATATCAATACGTGGGTCAACCGGGACATTAATCATGGACATTTCACTAACCATTTCACAGATACGCTTATCTGAAACCATGATCGAAATCATTCCATTCTTTATCATGCCGTTCGGTTCTGTTGCCATCCAATTCACCACCTTACCTATTATTTACACATCAAATCGTAGTAACGCATACAAATACAGAAATATTGAATATCTTCTACTTAAATTTCGATATTTCATCGAGTAATGTATTCCATTTCTGTAATTGGTCTGCACTCCATGATAGTACCATTATGGCCTTTATTGCTTCGTATGAGTTATTAAGTACCTCCTTGTCATTGTCAGCCATGGCACCAGCAACATATTTCTTCCAGAAATCCATCTGCTGGTTAAACTCATTAGCCATATGTGTATTTGCTTTCTCCTTTGCTATATCAAATGAGTTTTTCTTATCATTGATATATTGTATTCTCGCATGATTCAATGCATCACCAACCTTCTCTGTCCTATCTCCCGCAAGGTAATCAACCATTGCTTCTTGGTCCATATATTCTGCATAATTTATACCAAGCCTATTGTTGATACGCTGGTACATCATGTCCTTATTATATATAGTATTGATCATATTTGCACGTGATATTAATGATTTATTTACTGGTTCATCCCATCCATCCAATATTGGCAACCATACACATCTACACCTTACATGTGCTGGCAATACCTCTGAATCATCATCTATATCAAATGTTAATCCTATGCGTGGCCTACAATACTCACATGTCCTCTCTGAATATTTAAATCCATGCCAGTATTTCCTTACCCTCTCTCCAGTAATGGCAGAATACTGCTTGAATCTATCGACAGATCCATAATTATATGCCCTACTCAATTCCGTTTGTGCTATTTCCTCAGCCTTACTCCTATTTACTTCAAGTATTGACTCTATAGCACTACGGACAGCGGACTTACTTGCCGTACCTCTTAAGAACATATCTCCTATCTTAGAACGTATCTTCTCAATCTTTTCATTTGAATGACCCTTCAATAATTCAAATGCATGTTGCTGGATATATTCTATAGTATCCTCATCGTATTCTTTATTACTTCTCTGCTCTCTGACTCCCTCATTCATTTTTGCAGATACTTCATTACCAAGCTGTATTAAATCTCCCATCTGGTCATATGCAGTATCATAATAATCATTGAACATATCTAGTAATATTTTCTTACAGCTACTGACATATCCATTCATTATATCAGTAATCCGCAACATCAGCGATGATATGTATAGTACATTAGTTATGTCTGTCTTTACAGTTGATAGGACATTACTTATCATTCTGTCGGTACATTTTTGCAATCTGAATAATATATCTTGCTCAAACTGTAAATTATTACCATCATATCTATCAGCCTGCTCTATTATATAATCTATGACCCTATCATGTTTGACCATATGCTATCTCCATTTCAATTCTTCGGTTTATATAGATGCTGTGCTTCTAATACTTTGTCCGTCTCGACAACAATACGATACCTTCTTCGAAGTCCTTCAAGAAAAAGCAGCCATGGTTCATTTAAATAACAATAACATAACAAAATATAAACCGAAGATGTTTTGATTTAATCCCTTTTCCTATTTGAGTTTACTATACCTGTCGTATCAACCCTGGTTGCATCTGCCCTTCTCTTCCTATCTCTACTACCATCATCACCCTCACCGTCTGGATTTGCTGGGTTATTTTCCCTGTTAGTAAATCTTCCGCCCATTACTCCGGCAAAATCAGAATTTTCAACCAGTTTGCCGAAGATTTCATTCTCTTCGATTATCTGATTTATTTCTATATCCCAGTTATGTCCCATGTTGATTGATGCAGTACGTCTTGAGCATAGATTTGCTCCAACCTTTAGTACATATGTTTCAGCTTTAGTCTTCTCACTCATAGTGTCAATTTCTGGGAATATCAACTGTCCATCATCTATGGCTGATATGTCCCCTCCAGCACATGCTATAACTACTTTATGGATATCATTAAATGCTTCACTAAATGCATCCTGTCTATCCTGTGCCAGATGTGTGACAGAGAATGTATTATCATCGCTGTTCACCTCATTCTGGTTGAACAACATATACTCAGGGAATGACATACCTGCGCTTATCAATCCACGTAATAATTTATCATCTGCTGTGGGTGTGAGAGCACCATTCTGGAACTCAAGTGGCTTCCATTCTTCCTGTTTATTATGCACAGGGTTGCTACCAATTGCAAACCCAGATAACTCATCAATCCTGTCCTGGATTATGTCTGGATTGTCAGTATCAATTGTGATATCATATGTTGGGCTTCCATATAATTGATGGATTGTGAGCCTATCTCCCACGAAATCCATATAATCCTGCACAAGGTCTGATGTTTGCTTGAAATCAGATGTACCATATACTTCACCAGTTGAATTGTTGAATTTGATATGACACATAATTCCTTTGCCCTTTATTCTTGATATACCTGTCATACCAAGAGCTTTTCTTACTTTTTGAATAATACCATTATTAATACCATTTGAGAACTCTATATCATTTAGGTATGTATCTATTGGCATCATGTCAAATTGTTCATCCTTGCCTGACTCTTCATCCTTATATGTGATGATGTATCTATTTACCCTATACACATCGCCAGGGTCAAAATCAATATCTACCTGTCTTGATTCATAGAATGATACAAGTACATCACCTGTACTTTGTGGGAATAATCCAATAAATACTTCGCCATATAACTGTGCATCTGTATTCATAGAATTTAGTTTACTCCTCAGCCTATTCACTCTCCAGAATCTGTTAATTATACTCTGTGTTTTATCATCGTATACCCATTTGAGTCCTCTACCGAACACAAGTGAGTTCAATTGTGTGATTCTATTCTGCATCAATGGGTTTATTTTCCATAGACTCCACATGTTATCACATCTTGATTTCCTGGATGTATCGAACCTATATACAACCTGTGCCGTTGTACTAAGTTTACCAGAAGTCTTTCCAGACTGTCCTGCAACCATTTCACGCACAACAGATGATATCTTTTCTTTATCATATATTAATTTACCATCTGCACCCATTGTTGCTACAACCGTATTACCACCAAGCATTACGCTAACACCATCTGGTTTTCTATCTGGCATCTGTGACAAATTTTGTGACATTATTTATCTCCTCCTACTTGTTCTATTTCTTGGCCTACCATTGGCTACAAACTTACCACTGTTTAAACTATTATTTCTCCTATTCTTCCTATCTCTTGGATTGTTTATTGGCCCAGCAGTACCTCCTGCAGGCAGATATTCAGCACCTCCACTGGCAATGTCTGCATATATTTTTGCATGCAAGAAATGGTCAGGGCCAGTATCAACATAAATTATGAATTGGTTACCTGATTTATTTATACCTTTCTCTGCAGCAATATTTGTGAAATGAGTTATTGCCGTGTCAACCTTCTCATTTTCCAAATCATAGCCTGGGAGTACAAGATTGGTGTCTGATATTTCATCTATTACACACTCGATAGCTTCTGATCTACCAACTGTTACTATCTTTTTCTTATCATCCCATTGTACATCTGTTTTTGCTGGCGGGGTTGCATAGTAACATGCATAAGTTTCAGATGTTACATTTAACCTCTTGAGTTCATCCCTAAGTGAGTAATATCTAGTAATATCTGGTCCGGCATCACATACAACCCTCTTGACATATTTCTTGTACTTTGTAATATGGGCAGCAAATGCCAGTGGGTGTTCACGTGGGTCAGACTGGTCTGCTATATATAAGTCTATCAATCTGTGATGCTTATTATGTATCCATAAATATGATTTTGCACCCCAGTCAACTCCGCAATATATTCTTTCATTGTCACCTAATTGCCCAAGCTTGTAGTCATTTTTCCCACATTCCTCCATCATAGCAACTGTTATTGGGATATCGTCACCACCATATGATTCACCTAATACCTCATTATAGAAACGTCTTCTACTGTATGATGTACTATTCTTTTTTCTCATTATTTCATCGGCTGTCAACCAGCATACCATAAGCTGATTTATATGATATCCTCTAAACTCTGGTTTCCTCTGTGGATTTACTGGTAACCACATTCCATTATTTCTATTTAGTGGTTTGCCACAATGTGGGCATCCATAATACCAGTCTGGTTCGTTATTGAATTGTCCACTATCAAGTATATTGTCCATCGTTAGTGGCGCAGTATATCCACAGTGTTCGCATTTTACATGCCAATAATGCTGGTCTGATGATACCCATTGCTGGTCGAACTGTATACCTGGCAATTTAGGAGTCCCCAATGTTATAGTCTGTTTGTATTCAGAATGTGATGCACCCTCACCTACTACAGTTTCTACATCATCAGGATGGTCTTGCCGTTCATCATATACTATAAAGTCTAATGATATACCACGAGCAGCATCGCCAACTGTATCCTTTCTTGATTCCCATGTACCACCAAGTATATAGAAATTGTATGGCTCAAGACCATTATTATTTTTGGGTTTAAGGAATTTACGCATCATTTGTTCTGAATTGTTCATATCATACCAATCATGTATATATGCACTATCCATTATTGCTGATTGTAACCTCTGCTTAGCAAACTTCTGTGCCTGTGCTGCTCTTGGAAATGCATGCATGCCTACAGTATATGGGTGAGCATCTAATTTATGTAGTAGCCAGTTCATGCTAAACTCTGACATTTCTACCTGTCTGCCCTTCATAAATATTATTTGTTTGTACTCATCACGGTATGGTTGTAATAGATATTCCCTATTTTTAAATGAGAAAGGTTCGCCCTTCAATGTCCTTCTACTCTCAATCCATGATACAGGATCTACAGTAGATAATATTTCTTTTATGTCATTCTCTGTTAGTGCCGACAATGCCTGATCTAAGCTTATCAATGATTGCATATCCATTTGCTCCATCTTCCATCGCTCCTTTCAGAATGTCGGTAAGTGCACTCTTAATATTTATGTTTATCGTAGTATTGTTATTTTGTAATAATGATGGGTTGTTATTTATCTCATCATATTTTTGTGCATTCAGCATTGTCTCACCATACACAGATATTGCATCCAGCATTGTTTGCTGTACCATACGCATATCCTTTATACTATTAATCTGAATATCACGTGCCTTTGCATCTGCCAGCAATTCTGCTGAATCTTCTATCAGCCCAGATAGTCTGCCGATTAGGTCTACCTTCTGGATCTTTGCCACAGATTGATTGAACTGTTCAGTTACCATCATTTGCTTTGCCTGAAATTCTGGTGTTTCTTCCAATTCTTTGATAATAACCTCATCGCGGTGTTTCCTGTATTTACTTATCGATGTTGGAGATATATAACCATCCAGTTCCCTTAGCTGTTCAGATATCCACTTGTTTGTCTTGCCTTCATTTATCCACGCATCAATTTTCTGTCTGTGCGGACTTGCTTCACATCCAAGTTGATACATACCAGTATTTTGTTCAGCCAATATAATCATCCTCCTTGCCGAAATATTTTATTAATACTTATTGAGTGTCCAGACCTTACACTTCCGTTTCTGGAATCACAGGTCTTTTATCCTCCTTATTCATAATTATAGTATATTTCTGATTCGCATGTAATATTATATATAGTATATATCTACTTCTCTGAGACATTTTGTTTGAAAGACGTAGTATGGATTTGGTAGTAGTATATTATTTGATCATATGTAGTATATATTATAGGTAGAATAAATTATTCCCATTCCTATATCCAGATATCTTGACAGAAGCGCCCTCCTGTGGTATAATGGTAGTATAGAAACACAAACACGGCAATCGAGAGGAGGGATGGCGATGGAGGTCGGTGGACAGGCAGGGACGGCTGGAGGTCCAGCGGTACGGCTGGGAGGTGAGAGTCGGAGGTGGCACCGCAGAGTTGGTACATTGCGGAGACGGCCTGCAGGCGGTGCTGGAGCGCACAGGGCCAGTCCAAGGTGAAGGACGGCAGGCAAGGATGCAGATGAATACAGGTAGCTGATGATGGATTCAGTCCGGATATAGTCGGACCATTCTAAGGAGACACGCAGAAATGTGAGGGTTCATGACAACCCCACCAATTAAAGGAGGAAATTAAAATGACGAGAGCAAACAGAATCGCAGTGGTAGCAGTGGAAAATGGCTTAGTAGCAAAATTCTTTAGGACACATGCAGAGGTGAGGACAATCTACAGCTGGGAGACAGGATGGAAGCCGGACGAGAAAGCCAACAGTACCGCCAACAGGGAATCTTTCAGGCAGTGGGCATGTGATAATGCAGAATTGTACGATGTACAATGGGATGCCACCAAGGCGAAACAGGCATGGGACAGGAAACACCAGAAGTATGAGACTGACGAGCAGGTGGCGGAGGATGCAACAACTCTACTGGAAATGGCACTGACTGGGGTGGCAAACAAAATGGGCTACAGCTGGACTATCACCTACGATGGAATCTGGGCCAAGAAGAATACTCCAGACTACGTAATTGATGGGAAATATGAGAAGAACGGATGCTGGGCATGGGCTGACATTGCCATGACAGTGAAATTCATCAAGGATGATTGTGGCACCGAGATTTCTATGGACATGGAAATGGTATCTGGGCAGATTAAGAAGCCGAAGGTCACCCAGGGAATGCTGATGGCGAGACTGGTAGACGAAGAGAATCTCCAGGCAGTGTAGGATGTAGAGGGTGCAACTCCCTCTCCTGCCAATCTGTAACACAATACAAATCTAAAGAAGGAGGAATGGCGAATGGATATGCAGGACAGGATGATGCAGGAGTACCAAGAAATACGCAGAAATGGGAGGATACTTGTTGATATAGATATCCCACAAGTAAATACGAGAATCCTTAACCTAAAGGCTGAGGATGGTACAATCTACTATGTTAGATTAATAAATGGCAAAGTATATGACCTAATAGACATGGCACAGCTTGAGAAGATGCCAAGAATAATATGCAATCACTAAGAAGGAGGAATTAAGATTGTAATTAGTGATAGAGTATTTTGATAAGCTGAGAAATATGATGATTGATAACTTAATATACTATGCAATTGCAATGCATGACCAGGATGAAAATCATAGTAGAAACCTTGAAGCACTTGCTGGCAGGATTCTTAATAGGAGTGCTACTGATGATGATTGGGTAGAAGCATTACAGCAGATAGAATATGGTGACTACTAGCCCGCAATGGAGAGTATCACATAACATGAATTTATAGAAAGAGAAAAGTAGATAAGGTGGGTTTAAGGTGGGTTTAAGGTGGGTTTAAGGTATACCGGAAAAGGGAATGTAGCATCATCGGAACTTAAATACCACCAGTCCCAGCCTTAACAGAATCGAAATAGGAAAAGTCCTTACAAAGGACTACTAAGGTACAATGGTAATAGCATAAGGTATCACAGGCAGGTAAATACAAAGGGACAAGCATTCTGAATGTACAGAGAATCACACCAGGAGAAATGTGAATACAGAGTACTCATAGGAGTGTCTATCAAATACCGCAGATAAAAGAAGGATACCAAGATACAATGTACAAAATTATAACTTGACACGAAGCTCACGGTGTGGTATAATGGAGGTAGAAGCAAGGAGCAGTGATACTAAATTGAAGGAGGGATCGCAATGAAGATTGCAGATGTAATGAATGAGAGCGCACAAGTGCAGGAATTTGTGGAGAAAATGCTATCAGTGGCATATGATACCTTGGAGGAAGATGAATATCTGCTGGAGGAAGTATGCGATGATATTGGAGTCACAGAATCAGAACTCAAGTGGATGTTCAAGCAACTCGGGTATGATAGGTAATTACCCGGGAAACCGGGATTACAAATATAAATTAGCCAAAGATGGCGGAAAGAAGAGGTACTAAGATGAGTAAAATTTATGATGCAAGTGGAGCAAGGATGAATCTCCAGCAGATATGTGGAGAGCTGGTCGACACAATGACTAGTGAACAGAAGGAACTTCTGGGAAATGCAATCAAGAAATATGACACATTCAAGAATTCCCAGATGCAGTTGGCACATGGAATACTTGACTCTTACAGATTGATTGATTGCACAAATGAGAAGGGAATGCGAGTTAGGAAACTGCTGGATAATCTGATGAACAAGTATCAGAAATCCTCACCAGCAACTGCTGAGGACCAGGCAGTATACCATAACTTTATCACCAGTCTGGAAGCATAGTGCAATAAGGAGGGATTGGATATGAAAGATAATGACATAATGGACGAGATTAATAATCTTGACAGCGGCCAGAGGAAGAAGATGCTTGATGAAATGAATGCCAAGGAGAGTAAACGGGAGGTGAAGGATAATCAATCACCTCACAGGATGGGTATGATATATGCAATTGGTATCATGACAGGATTTATCTTGGCGGTAATTGACTACATCGCTGGAATGGTGATATCAAGGAACATACTGATATGTATAATCGGCTACAGCACATATGTGGAATTTTCCAATAGTAAATCGGCACAGGAAATGAGAAAGCCGTATGCTAGGAAAATGATACTCATAGCACTGATTTCATATGTAGTATTCATCAATATCATCGTAGCATTGATGGGTATATAGGCTGACGGTGGAAGGATGGGTTCGACTCCCTCGCCAGCCAATCCACCGATAGGCGAGAATATGAATGTAGTGAGATAAAGATATGTAGAAGAAATTAGTATTTGGAGCGCTGGTAATGGCAGTATTGTTTGATGGCAAGGATGCACATGCAAGATGCCGTGTCCCTGAAATCCCTGAAGGAGTTTACTCCATAATCACAATGGTAACTTATGTGGATTATGATACAGATGTGATCACAATCAAGACATTCTCCGGAATCGAGTACCAGTTTGAGGGATGTGAGGACTGGTATGATGGTGATATCTGTACAGTGACAATATGGGACAGTAACACACCTGATACAGTATATGATGATGAAATCCTGCAAACAAGATATAGCGGCTGGATTGATGACACATGGAATGTACAGTAAGGAGGTAAAGATATGGGATTGACAATAGCTGAACTGGTAAACTTCTGCAATGACAACGGAATTTCGCTGGATACGGAATTGGCAGCAATGGGTGCTACTGTGAAGTACATTGGATATAGCAAGGCGAAGAATGTGGTGACACTAGACGAAGAGGACTTATCTGGCGACAATTTCTTTGATATTGTACAGGAAGTAGAATAATTAGGCTGACGGTGGAAGGATGGGTTCGATTCCCATCCCAGCCATTAAATCAAATACAAATTAAGGAGGAATTAAATGAAAACTGAGGTCTAGGAAATATGGAGATTTAAGTTAAATCTGGTATTATTTGGTTAATGAAGTACGATGTGGTAGTATAGTGAGATACAATGTACAAAATTATAACTTGACACGAAGCTCACGGTGTGGTATAATGGAACCAAGAAACAGGAACACAATCACAATCATAAGGAGGAATAATCATGAGTACAAATTTAATGAGAGCAAACAGGGTGGCAGTTAAGTCTAATGGTGAGAACTTCATGGCAACATTCTTTAGGACACACAAGCTGGTGGCAGATATCCATTCTGAATTGACTGAATGGAAGGCACCGGATGGTGTGGTGAACAAATCTGCACTGAGGGAATCATTCAGAATATGGGCAATCGAGAATGCCAAGGATTATAATATCGACTGGGATCCCACGGACAAGCGGTCACCAGAGAATATCCGCAGACCAAAATATGAAACGGACGAGCAGTTGGTAAATGATGCTATGGCAATGGCACTGCCGGAAATGAGAACTTTAGTTGACAAATGCAAGTATGGAATTGAATGGGGAGGGATGGCATTCGAGGATGAAATCGAACCCATGACACATACTGGTGCTGGCAGAGAACTGTCAACAATGGGAATAATCAATGGTAAATATGAAAAATCAGGCAACTGGGCATGGGCAGTGGTGAAGATGATGCTCACATTCAAATATAGGGGCAATGAATGCTACATGATAGTAAAAATGAATCTGGTATCCGGCCAGCTTAAGAAAATTGGTATTGGTATTACAGATTTCAACAACAAAGTGAGGGATGAAATCATCGATGCAGAACTTGCAACTGCTGACGAATTAGATCCACCGAAGAAGCAGAAATCTAAGGAGTCTAGGGAGGAGGTGAAGGAATCTAAGGATGATGCAGAGGAGCAAATTGGCGCAGAACCGGAGGTGGAAGATAAACCAGTTAAGACCAGAAAGCGCAGGGGTTCCACCGAGAGTAAAACTATAGAGGAGGTGAAATAATGGATTGGATTATTGGACTTATAATTGTAATCTGCATAGCAAGACATTTCACAAATGGCAAAATCGATAGCAGTAGAGTCAAAAAGTGGTGGAATGAAGGAGATAAGAATGATTGATTTTGTCAAATTGACAGGTGCTAGGCAATGGACTCATGACGGTAAAATGAGCCGCAATATGATAGAGGAGGAGATACTCGACATTGTACATGAAATGCATGGATATGATGATGCTGAACGCATACAATTATCGGTGATTAAATCCTTCTCTAAGTCTGGCCTGATTGAGATATATAATCAGTTAGGCCATGACGGACTAATGAATATAGTCAGACAAACAATAAAGATAGAAATTCAGGAGATGATAAAATGCAGGGATATGACGCAGAGGAAGAGGAATTTAGGACAAAATGTATAGAGATATCTATGTACGAGTCATGCGAAAGGACTACATTGGATAATGAGTGGACAGAATCAGAGCTTAGTGATGGAGTATATGATGTGTGCTCAATAACAATGACTGATAATCTGCTCGACAAGTATAAACACAGAGCATTGGCAGACAGAAATCTATTACTAATGCAGTATATGGCAGAGAAAATCACATCAGAAAATGACTTGATAGATATATATAATAGGGAATATGGCAAGAATAATAACGGTAAGACATTTGGTATAATATGGTTCGACAATAAAATCAAAAAGATGATAAAATCGATACTTGACGGAAACATGGTGAAGTAAATATGAGAGTGATAGAAGTAATAGTAACAGCAATGTTGATATTCACATTAGTATATATTATAATAAAGTCCATAGCAGTTTTTGGAGATAAGATATATATTAATACAAATGAGGATGAATGCAATGGTGAGATAGAAATAACTAGCAGGGACTTATATATAAAAGCAGAAAATCTGCTGGCAACAGTTGATGTATATAATGCACAATCATACGAACTGATGAAGCAAATCGCAGAGATTGATAAACAAATAATGCATGCCAAATCATGTAAGGTAACATCCAATGAGCGAGATATCACGAAAATGAGGATACAGTCATATAAGTTGCAGGAGCAAAAATGCAAATTGGACGCTAAGGTAATAAAACTAAATAGGCAGTTAGATAAAATAGCAATGGAGGAATACGAGAGGAGCCAGCACTAACCGCTTACTTTTTATATGTAAGCCTGTATGCTCACAGATAATTGTGCAATCAAGATAGTTAATAGATAAACACTATATAAACATATAAAATGTGGGCAGTGAGGAAAGGAGGAAACAGTCAGCCCACAATCAACCAGACAACAAATAATAGGAGGATATAAACATGGATATAGGAAATAAAATAGAGGTAAAAATTGTAAATAATGAACCAATAGGTGAAATTATTGGAATAGTTCCGGTGAAGGTAATTGAGGAAGAAGGCAAGATGTTATGTGAGATATGTGATGTAACACCAAGGTGTGACATGGCAATGATGTGTAATACAGTCGGTGGAGAAGATATAGCAATAATAATCAGAAAAGATTGCAAAAATATCAACAATTTATTAGACCTTCTCTAATGGTTGTTCTCTTTATTCAGATACTAAATAAAAAAAGAAAGATGATGCTGCTTTTTCTTTAAGAACTTCGAAGAAGGTATCGTATCTTCTTTTCGCCGGACAAAGTATCAGAGACACAGAACTTATGAAGGGCTTTACAAAAGACGGTCGATATGGGAATGTTGAGCAAATAGAATTTATTAAAGGTAGTTCAGCATACAATAATCAATTTGAAAGCTCTTTAAAACAAATAATAAACAATAGGAGGAAATAGTAATGGATTTAACTAGGTCAAACAAAATCACAGCATATTGGACAGGAGAGGGAGTAGCAATAGGCGTATTCTACAAGACACATACCAAACTCCTTGAGAAGAAATCAAACGATGCAGATGTAATCGCCGCCGGATTTGTGATGCCGGAAGGCACGGAACAGGAGCCAGCAAATGCACAGGATAAACTGGCCGCATTCAAGAACTTCCTGCAGGTTAATGCATCGATGTTCGGAATTATGTATGACCCGATTGACCGCAGGGATGATAAGTTCAGATTCCCAAACAGCTACAATAATGACACCTTCGCGGACTACTCTCAGCAGATGGCCACAAGGAGTATTGAGGAGACACTGGACAAGGTGCAGAAGAATGTTATCGACAATATGGTTAAGGGTGGACACATCCCAGCCGGAACAGAGATTGCATTTGGCATCGAGAGAAAGGATATCGAGATTAAGGAACTGTACAGCAATGGCAATATCAAGTATGCTGATGCCAAATACGGTGTGAAACTGCAGGTTGGCGAAAAAGTTGCGGAAACAACATGCACAGTTTCTGCGGTATCCGGTCAGCTTAAGAAGCCCAGAGAACTGGCAGACGGGGTGGTAATCACACAGTCCGGCATTAAGGGATTCCTGATTGAGAATGGATTACTGCCGAAGATTGAGAAACCAGTCAAGGAAAAGAAGGAAGATACCGATGCCGATGGAGCCAATGCAATGCCCACAGCAGATGATGGAGAAGCAGAATCTGCACAAGCAGGTGGCATGAGAAGACGTAGTTCTTCAAAGGAAGTTGCATCCGAGCAGGCCGAAGAAGTAATCGGATAATTAAATGATGGGTGGTGAAGGCAATGGTCATTAGCCACCCATTCTCTATATACGGAGGAAATATGTGTATTAGAGTAAATAGAATAACAGTTAATGTTGATACAAAATATGATGAAGTAAAAGTGTCATTATACAAGACAAATGAGCTGTTGGGTACATTGAGTGATGAAGATTTAGAATTGCCACGATACACAACAAGTGGAGTATCATTGAAGGCATATCAAACATATTGCAAGGATTTTGTAATAGAATTGATGAACAATGGTGGGATACCAGGATTATATTATGAACCAAAGCAAAGCGTTGACAGAGTAAAATATAACGATGCAACATTCAAATCTGGAATAGCAGAATATATAAAGTCAATGATTGATGAAAGATATGAATATAAACTGCTTATGACGGAAAGAATAAACGTTATAGATAGGTATGCAGACGGATATATATCAAACGCAACAGGAGAATTTGATATAAGATTAACACAATTCAACAATATAGTAATAACAATTCTTTCGGATATCAAGTCCGGACAGTTATGCAGACCAAAGAAGATGGTATTCAATGGTTACGAATATGGATTCAATATAACAAACATAGGTCAGATAATTAAATCAACACAATAATACCGCGATGTACTGATAAATTATATATTGACAGTTTGGCCCTTCTCATGTTATAATGGAAGTGAAAGGAGGACCAAACTGAATCAATAATATACAGGAGATAAATTATACGATGGATGATGGATATTTAAGGGAATTACTAAAGATGGCGCAAGATGGCGACAAGATTGCAGAGGATAATTTAATATTATATATCAAGGACTATGAAATGCGTAAGAGAATAGGAAGATATATGCACAGGAACAGACAGGCAGAGGATGAAGATATTAAGCAGGAATTTCTAATAGGGGTTGCACTTAGCATATCAAAGGCAAATCTGGAAATTGGCAACCCAATCGAGTATATTATATCACAGGGTGTATTCAGAGCAAGGTCATATCTTAGGAAACATATTATACAAAACACCACGCAAATATGCAAGGATTGTGGGTACGAATCACGGCTCAACAGGATTGCAGTTGGTGTATACAGATGCAAGAAATGTGGTAGTACACATGTTGAAACACGTGAGGTGTATGAACATGATGATTTGGCAATCGAATCAAAGACTATTGACAGTGATGTGGATATCATAATAAATGATATATCATCGAGACAGATAATAGAGGAATTCAGGAATACACTTGATAGAAATACAAAAGTGTATTATTTATTCGCATTATTGTACGATGAAAATATCAATAGCGATAATCCGCTTGTTGGCAATTATATCGCAGAAATTGCGAAACGATGGAATACATCACAAACATTGGTGGTACAGACAAGGGAAAAATTAAGACTGAAACTTATTAAATTTTGCGATAGCAGGAATATAAAGATTCAGGGCGATCATTTTTTATGGGAGTAATATTATGGAAGCAAATACTAAGCGTAACTATATTAATACAAATGATTTTATTGGCAAGTATGTAATAGTGAGGAAAACTGGACAAGGAGTCCAGTTTCTCGCAAATAATGATGTATGCGATAGGAATTGGACAAATGTAATGTGGAAAGCAAAGGTATATCTTGACCTGACCGCTGCTGAAATTAAGGTTGGTAATCTTAGGTGTGGATATCACCAGATAGATGCGAGTGTCAAGGTGGTAACAGATGGTCTTATATTAAAAGATATAAGGAGGAAGGGTTATGGAAGATAAGGGCTATAAGGACAAAAAAGAATTTATATGTACTGGATGTGGATGTACTGAAATGGCAACAAAATTCGCATCACAGAAGACATTCTTATGCAAGAAATGCAAAGAGAATGGAGTGCAGGTCAATCCAAAATACGTAGAAATGGCATTACAGAAAAATCCTCCTAAAGTGAGAACCAAATCGGATAGTGGTCCAACAAAGATTAGGCCATGTATCAAATGTGGAGAGCAGACAGAAGTATCAAAGTTCATGAGTGACCAGAAGGTATTATGCAATAAATGCAAAGGTGTAGAGCAGAAATCTGCCGGAGTAAAAATAAGTGTCGATAAATCAAAACTGAAATATGTTAAGATTGCTCCAATAGAGGATTATGAAATGAATAGTGGGGTGATAGCAAACAAGAGGTTGAGGGAAGTGAAATGCCCTGCATGTGGACATGAATATATGAAGCCACTATCAGTAATAGATTGGTCACAGTTTGGATTGGTAATCAGCTATCAGTGTCAAAATTGCTATACAACAATAGAATTATCAGAACAGCAGAAAAGGCCATTAAAAATCCATTCTCCTAGTAAGAGATTTGATTACACAGGCACGGAGATAAAAGACTTAGGAATATCAATGAGACAGAATAGCAGGATGGCTAATGCATTGTGTATACTTATTGACAGATGCGAGAAGAACAATATAGATATAGAAGGGATATTTGAAGAGTTCAGTGAATCATTACCGCCATACAGGTATAAGAATGAAATGCCTGTTAAAAAGGGATTTGTAATACCGCCAGAAGACAGATGGGTTGACACTGTGCATCAAATATATGAATTGTTCAAGAATGCAAGGAGGGTTGGCAGTGATGAGGATATACCGGAAGGTAGTAGGAATATAGTAATATCTGAAACACTGGCAAACAATCTCGCAGATAAATTAAAATTACTATTAGAAGGAGAACAGAATGGAGCAGAGTAAGGTATCAGGAATGGATCCAAACAATATCAAACTTGAGATATTTAGGAACCGTTCAGAAATGGAAGCAAATATCACATTAGTAGACACTGGGGAGTGCATAACAAGAATCCCGGTGTCTTGGAAGAAAAGGGAAGGTAAGCTTGATTATCTGTCTGTATCAAAGATTCAGTCATATGAACAGTGCCCGGCATGTTTCTTCCATGAGTATATGTCTGAGGAAACAGTGCATATTGATAACGCAAATTATTATACAAAATTTGGGTCGATTATGCACGAAGTTGCAGAAATAATCGTTAAGGCATATATACAATGCGGTATTATACTTGATACTGTATCAACATTCAATGAGGTATGGCGCAGGTATGATTTAACAAGTATCGATGCCTATGAGGAAGCAAAATCACTGATTGTATCATATTTCAATGCAAATCCGGTTGATAAACGTGCAGACACTCCGGTACTGATTGAACATGAATGGAGAGGAGATCTTGGTGGTTGTACATTCGGGCTGATACTTGACTATGCTGGCATCAAGAAAAAGAATCCAGAAATTGGGTTGTTGAGGGACTATAAGACAAACAGGATGCCATTCACAACAGCAGATTTAACAAGTAGTTTACAGCTTAGGATTTATCAGATAGTATTAAGGAGATACTTAATGCCGGAGGTCAAAAGGTGGATATCTGGGTATGACCTTTTCTTTTATGGATGGCAACAGTGCAAGGAATTTTCAGAGGATGATTTAAAATCTGCAGAGGACTACGTAGCCAGCATAAATTACCAGATTCTGCATGATACAGTATGGGAAGAGAAACTCAATAATTACTGTGGATACAGGCAGTGTAGGCATACATGTAAGACATATCAGGATGCGCTCAAGAATGGTGATGTGCCATTAACACAGTATGTAATATCTGATGATACTGATTGGACAGCAATAGAACATGAGCGTGAATATATTGCAGCACTTGAAAAATGTGCTAAGAACAGGAAAGCAGAATTAGATGCCATCATGAAGACCCATATCGAACAGTCTGCTCAAAAAGGAGAAAAGGTAGTTATTGACGGAAATGAGTTGCAGTTATATGCAAGCTCACAGCCGGTATATTCATATGATGAAGTGCAGAAGGTACTACTTGTAAATAACAGGCTTGACCTGCTTAATGGGTTCTTATCAATCAAGGATTCCAAGGCATTCAGCAGACTCGTGAGTGCGCAGGATACAGGATTGAAGCTACAACTTGCAGGATGCTCACACAATGCATATTCATCACCATACATTACGAAAAAGAGGGTATAAATAATGAAGCGTAGGTATACAACCAAGATAGTAACACTGTTAATTATGATATTAGTAATCACAGCCTGCCAGTCATGGCGAAATGCCTACGCTGACCAAACAAATACAGCAGATGTTAGTGATACAAATAATACTAACATACCGATGATAACACATGAACTAGATGGTATACAGATTGAAGCAACGGTACAGGATGAGGTTCCTGTGTACAATTTTGACAGTGATGAGGTATATCTGCTGACAAAGATAGCCATGGCAGAAGCAGAGGGAGAGGATATAAAAGGTAAAGCACTGGTAATTAGAACAGTGCTTAATAGGGTAGAAAGTGATGAATTTCCAGATACAATATATGATGTGATATATCAGAAGAAACAATTCAGTCCGATATCTGATGACAGATTTAATAGGGTAGAACCTAATGAAGACTGCTATAGTGCGTTAGATATGATAGTATATGGATGGGATGAATCAGAAGGATGTATGTATTTTGAAAATTGTAGGGATAAAGATAATTGGCTGTCAAGAAATCTAACATTCCTATTTAAGCATGGTAGCAATAGATTTTACAAATAGCTAACTTAGTTGTCAGCCTTACACATGACATATAAGCAAAGAACAAAAAGATTAGGAGGAATTGACATGGTAACAGTAGTATTGGATTCACAGGCCGGTAGTTGTGGAAAGGGCAAATTTATAGGATATCTGGCACAGAAAGACAATGTAGATATGGCAATAAACAATTTTATGACCAATGCAGGCCATACATATGTTGATGGAGATAGGAAGGTAATGACACAGCACCTTCCTACATCCATCGTCAATAAGGATACAACATTAGTAATCGGCCCAGGTGCTGCAATAACTCCAAGTGTATTATTTGATGAAATAATCAAATATGCAGATATACTCGGAGGTAGATCTGTCATTATTAACCCAAATGCAGTAGTAATCAAGCAGAAGCATCGTAATATCGAATCTAAATTACTGCGCAGTGGTTCTACATTCAAAGGATGTGGAGCATCACAGGCTGATAAGGCGATGAGACAGGCAGAGTTATTTGGCTCATGGTGGTATAGATTCAAGAATGGAGAAGTTGCCGCCAGTATGGTTGCCGATATTGATAATGCATATGATGATAATACCATCAAATTACTTAAGGATAGCATCACAGTTATTGATACGATGATGTACTTAAATGGGGCTATCGATTATGGTAATTCTGTACTGGTCGAAGGCTCACAGGGATGTGATCTTGATATCAATTATGGATTGGGATATCCGAATACAACGAGTAGGCAGTGTCATGCTGGACAGCTTATTGCCGATTGTGGGATATCTCCAAGGCTGGTAAATGAAATCATTATGATAATGCGCCCATATCCAATCAGAATTAGTAATGAGACGAATCTTGTTGTTGATGGCAATGCCTTAGTAACATCATCTGGTGACTATGGTAATTCAAAGGAAATAACATGGGGCGAAGTAAAGAAAAGATGTGGTGCACCAGACGATGTTGATTTTGGAGAAAAGACTACTGTTACAAAGAAGACCCGCAGGGTATTCGAAATGAATTGGGACAGGCTTAGATATGTTACAAAACTTAACAGACCGACAATGATTGCACTTAATTTTGTGCAGTATATTGACTGGAATGCACTATATTGCACAGATTACTTCCACCTCCCTGTAAAAGTGAAGGAATTTATAGAGAGGGTGGAAGATGAAACAGGTGTTCCTGTGAAATTAATCGGTACGGGACCATCGAATGAACACATTATTGACTTAAGATAAGGAGTTACTATGGATGCACCTAAATATTCAGCAGGACAGGTTATAGACCTTAGATTTACAAGAAATAGCATGCCAGATAGGATATACATTACTATGGTATATATGAAACCATCGAGTATATGCTGGATGTATCGTGTTGAATCAGAAATGCGTAGTGGTATAATCTACATGAGGGAAACTGATATAGATAGACGTGCATCCAAAAAACAGGCAAACTGTTATAGTAATGATACAATAATCAGTATGTATCAGTATGGGTTCAGGTGGTGTGGTAATTATACCGAAAAGAGCTGTATAAATAGGGCTAAGATACTGTCAAGTGCTAATTATATAAAGAATATCATTATATGCGATGCTATAGATAAAGATGGGAATATAATCGATGGGTATAAGGCATTATGGGTCAGATATAATATAGCAATTGATAGTATTGGCCAGAATCTTGACAACAAATTCACTGTAATAAAATAATAAAGAAACAGGAACTTATTAACAGCAGTAAAAGAATCAATATTGTAATTGAAACACGAAGATGTTTCCTAATAAAAGACGTATAGGAGGATTTAATAATGGGTTGGTCAAATATCACTGGTGACGAGAGCATTATCCCATCAACAACAGGAGGTAATTTAAACGAGATTAAGTTTGAGACGGACAAAGCCGCCAAGATTAGGCTCATGTTAAGGGATGATGAGGAGCCATACTCATACCTTGAGCATTGCATTGAGGTAGAAACCATTCAGAATGGACAGGTTGTACGGCAGTTTAGGACAATTAGGTGTCCTAAAACGTCTAAAAACCCAAATGCACCATGCAAATTATGCGATGGACAACAGGCACGGCGCAGAGTACGGCATGCATGCAACTGCTTTGATTATGAAACTGGTAAAATCCAGAAGCTCAATGCTGGTGAGCAGGTATTCAAGACTATCGCAACCACAAGAAAGATGGGTGTCAATATCCTTGGTGTTGACTGGGGCATAATGAAAACTGGTGTTGACAGAAATGACACTACATACACCGTGACAAATCTCGGGCCATCACAGTTTGAATATAACCCAGGAACAATGGGAGCAATGTTTGATATCGAGCAGGAGTATGCACCAATTACATCAGAAGACGATATGAAGAGCATTGTGGAAGGAATTGGCGGAGATTGGAATGCTCTGACAACACCTCCAAAGCTGGTATATCCGACATTGCAGGAAGCTCTTGAACACAAGATGCCGAATGGCAGATATAAAGACCAGACATTCAGGCAGATATGGGAATCAGACAGAAGCCCAAGAGGATTCATCGCCTATCTTGCATTGAAATCCGACAGGCAGAATGATGAAAAGGCTGCTGCACAGGTTATCTACAGTGCACTCGGAGGGGTTTATATTGATGGTGTGCCGACAAACAGCGGAACAAAGAATATACAGGAACCAGTACAGCAGGATACACCTGCACCAATGCAGACTCAGGATACAGCATCACATGCACCAGTAGATGGTGCCACATCAAGTGCAAGAGCCGATAAGATTGCGCAGATTAACAAGGCATTCACCACACAGAAGAAGTTTATTGATGGTGGATTTGATGCCATCATTAACACAATGAAGCAGTATGGCGGTGGCAAGACCAATATTCAGGATTTCACAGACAACGAGTTAGATGCATTACTTGCCGGATGCACAAATTAGGTTATTCCAATCCTTCCAAATTGTGAATAGATACAGATGGGTGGCAGTAGAAATACTGCCATTCGTCATATCCATCAACAGTATGGCTTTCTATCATTTAGTCATAAATCGAGGAGGTATTGACTATGAATAAGGAAGCTCAGAAAAAGATTAATAATAACAATAGGAAACGTGGTGGTGCATTTGAAAAGAGAGTTGCCGATTATTTGGGATTTGATGTTGTTCCATATAGTGGATCAAATGCAAGATTTGGATACGGTGATGTACGCAATGATGAATGGCTCATAGAGTGTAAGAATATAACACCATCTGACAATAAGATAACTATAAAACAATTATGGATAAAGAAAAATAGAGTAAGAGCCAATGACGTAAATAAGAAATCATGCATAGCATGGATGCCAGTAGGTAAAGCAGACAAATTTATATTAATGGAATATGAGGATTATGCTGGGTTTGGTATGAAAGCAGATTATTCATATAAACTTATTGCAAAAGTACACAACACAAAGAACTTAATATTCGATATGACCGAATGCTATATAAAAGATGTAAGGAAGGGCATGGTAATAGAGTTTGTATTTAATGACGTATTTTACTATATGATGTCCTTACAGAAATTCAAGATAATTATTGGAGGATAAGCATGCATATCGAAATAAACAATGTGGAGGGGAAAATAATAGAGCCATTGACTATAGATAAGTTGGCCGCTATACAGATGGAATGTCAATTTAAAGTCGAGGGCGCAGAGTATAAAGCATATGCCTATAGGAATAAGAAACGTGGTGGATTTGAATATGATGGGTATAAGAAATTATTCAACATCCAGACACGTAGATTTCCTGTGGGCTTGTTGCGTAGGGTCGTGAATGTTGCATCTAGATTTGATACTGTTGATATAGTAGACAAGAGAGTACATCTAAATGATGTATATGATTATAAGTTTGACAAATCATATCTCCGTGACTATCAGCACAGTGCAATATTAACATCTGTAATACATGGTAATGGTATAGTAAAGGTTGCTACTGGTGGTGGCAAGACTGTTATTGCCGGATATACAATTGGGATACTGCGCAAGAAATCGATATTTATAGTACATACACGTGACTTATTGTATCAGGCAATTGAATCATTCAAAAGAATATTTCCAGGGGAGAAAATAGGGCAGATAGGCGATGGATTGATTGACTTGCAGAATATAACAGTTGCAACAATGCAGACATTAGCAATACTTGGCGGTATCAAGGCCACAAAAAATAAATATGATGAGGATTATGACAACCAGGAAGAGGAATTAAGTGATGGTGATATAAATATACATAAGAAGAGGTTCAATGAGTATGTAAACTCTGTACAATGTGTAATGATGGATGAGGTACAGATAGTATGTAGTCAGACAGCAAGCGCTGTTAGATTTATGTTCAAGTCTGCAGATTATGCATTTGGATATTCGGCATCACCATGGAGGGATGATGGCAGTGACCTTGCGATAGAAGCAGCATTTGGTGAGAGGATAGTAAATGTAACCGCAAGCGAATTGATAAGGAGAGGATATCTTGTAAAGCCACAGATATATATTAAATACTGTGGATATGAGTACAACAGGTTTGGGCTTGATAATAGAAAGGATTATCAGTATATCTATAAGAAATATATCGTTGAAAATTACTCAAGGAATTGCAAGATAGTGCGTGATGCCGTTGACCAATATAATGATGGTATGAACACGCTAATACTGGTTACTCAGATTATACATGGTAATACACTGGCTGAACTGATTAAATCTTTATATGATATCGATGTCATGTTCATATCAGGTAAATCTGGTATGAAAAAGCGTAAACAGGCAATTGAGGACATGAGAAATGGCAAAATACAGCTCATGGTAGCTTCAACCATAGCAGACGTAGGTCTTGATATTCCAAGGCTTGATTGCATAGTTGAAGCTGGTGCTGGTAAATCATCGGTTACTGCATTACAGAGATTGGGTAGGATAATGCGTACATTTGGTGATAAGGATACATGCAAATTTATAACATATAGGGATGTTGCACCATTTATATGTAATCATGTCGACAAGAAAATAGAAATATGGAAGACAGAGGAGGAGTTTGTAATAAATGAAGAAGAAATACTATGAAATGGACATATGTCCAGTATGTGGAAAGAAATTCCTATATAACCCGCATTCAATATATAAGATAAAAGTTAATAACGTAACTAAAATGTGCTGCAGTTATAAATGTTGGAGGGTGATGGGCGGAGATAGTTGATAATTCAGCTATGGCATAAATTAATAGTGATGTGATTAAACATCATACAGAAGCTGAAATCAATTCTAAGGAGGAATACAATGAAAGTAATGAATCAGTCGGCTAGGTTACTCATAGAGAAGGATCCAATGAAACATATTGAGAGGGTCGCAAGATTATGCTATAAGTCAGAAGATAAAATCAATGACGGGCATGCAAAGTTCTGCAAGAGGTTGTTCGATAATAAGCATCATGCGATGCTTGAGCATTTCCGCTTTATCATGGAGATTGCACCGCCAGTATATGATGTGTTATCATCAGTCGCACATCCATATGTAGAAATGACAAACAGCATATTCTATGGGAGACAGAGATTTGTTATCTCATTTAATGCACGTGGATTGAATAATCTTACAGTTGATTCAATGGCTGAGCAATTCGGAGTACTCCCATCTGTCATTGACACCATAAGGAATGAACTTATAGCACATATCATCAGATATTATGGGTGTTATGAATTGTTTGGTATGGATAAAGACTCACATCTTGAGCCATTATCATTCGGAGTAAATTTCATCGAAAATGACGATGATGCAATGAGCGAATTTGAACGTAGAAGGCATAGGTGGTTCAGTGTGCATATGGTAACAGACAGGGGTATCTCACACGAGATTGTTAGACATAGAATGGCATCGTTTGCACAGGAATCAACAAGGTACTGCAACTATGGAAAGACCGGAGAGATTGCGGTAATTGACCAGGGATTTAATAAGGGTACACATGAATATTACATTTGGTTATACAATGTAGAAAACTGTGAAATATCATATAATCAATTGATAGAGAGCGGCATATCTCCACAGTATGCGAGGTCGGTGCTTCCAACCTCTGTGAAAACAGAAATAATAATGACAGCACCAGTGTATGAGTGGGATCATTTCTTCGATATTAGAATGTTCGGAAATTCAGGAGCGCCGCATCCATTAATGAAGAAACTTGCATCTATAGTATATGATTGTATAAAGGAGTGTATAATATGATAACTAGAACGAAGGTTGTTATAATCAATGGAATAGCACAATCAGGCAAGGATACATTTGTAGAAATGGCAGCATCATACTGCAATGCGAATGAATGTGCGAATGTACTCAATATCAGTAGTGTAGACCCAATCAAGGACATGCTCACACGATTTGGGTGGGACGGCAATAAGGATGATGATGTTAGGAGTGTAATAGCACTAATCAAAGGAATATGGGACAGAAACCAGTGTGGAAGTACAATGTTCCTGCTGACAAACATCATGCAGTATCATATGAATCATGCCGGAGAGGATAATATTATATTCTGCCATATAAGGGAACCAGAGAATATAGATGCATTATACAGGATTATCTCAGGAATGGAGAATATCGGTATATCAGTCACTACGCTATTGATAATAAGAGGGAATATGACCGATGAATACAATAGAATACGACAGGATAAAATTGAGGATATATCAAATTATATGTATGATAGTGTAATATATAATGACAGCCTTGATGAATATGCGCAGAAGGTAAAAGATTTTGTAGAAAGCTTATTTTAGGAGGGTATTATGACACCATATAATAAATTAATTGAAAGAAGAAATGCGGGAGACAGGATATCAAATGACGATGTACGTGATGCACTCATTAGCACGATACGTGATATTGACAATTTGAAAGATTTGAATGATTTCCTGTGTACATTCCATGCAAGTGATGCATATACTGTAATTGTCGAGTATGTGAAGCCAAAGAATAACGAGCTGATACAGAATGCATCCAAGAACGATGTTGATGAGTACAAGCGGTTCCAGGATATCACGATACAGGCAAGGGATGTACATAAATATGAAAAAAGAACTGCAACAATGTTCGATGTTAACAATATATCAAATAAGGTGGCTATGAAATACTATAACATAGCTGTCAGGATGATATGTAAGGTTGACGATGAACTTGGTAGGGCTGAGGAAGCAATCAATATAATAGAGGACAGGTTGGGATTAATCAGAACATCGTTTAAGGAGGAATTGGATAATGATACCACAGAATCTGGCAATGTGCAGGGAGTCGAGGAAACTACTAAATGATTTAGATGTGTTAGCATCTGAACATGGATGTAGTACCTTGGTGACACCCACCCAGATATATGTGGCAGACCAAATTACACTGAAATATTACACAGCACCGGTATTCAATGCGATAAAATCTAAAGTGAGGAGTATGAAGAACATGTCATCAAAACACTTTACGGTTGTGCACTGGGTATCGGTGCTCAACTCTATGTTTGCTTATAACAGTGGTGTAAAGAGGGAAATGTCACATGTACATAGTATTGACGATAGTGTAGGTAATGATGGGTTTGTGATGTTATCAAGATATCTGGTTGCTGACTATGGGTTACATGAGTCTGAAATGATATATGACATAGTACACAAATATTCGCCAATTATGATAAAGGATGCAGTTTCTATAGCTACTAAGAATAACGTATATAACATACAATATGTTAACGCTATACTTGAAAAAGACCAAGCACTATCTAATATAAGAAAACAGGAGCTTGAAAGATTAAGAGAGCGTGTTGATAAATCAAAATCTATATTAGATAAGAAGAAAGTTAGTCATACAATAATGGATGTAGCAAGTAGCCAGCATAATTGGCAGGAAACAAAGAATAATGCAGAGTTAGAGCGAAAACTAAAAGAAATGTTTGGAGAATGACTATGCGGATTACTATGAATTTAATCAAATTTGACAATATGAAACCGAAGCCCGGCCTTCCCATCAGATTAAACGATGAAAAGGTCGGGACAATCATCAGAGAAACCGAAGATGGCATTTTCGAATGTGAGCTTGATGATAAGGCGGCGGTGTCGATATTCAATAGAAATGACAATGTAATCTGGGTATTGGAGGGAAGGAATGATAAAGTCAGGTTATAGATTTGTAGATATAGATGTGGTTAGGCAAGACATAAAATTAAGGATGCCACTTGATGAGTTTATAGCACTGGCTGATGAAAGATACGCAAAAGAAACTGGTAACAAGTGTAATCCAATAGAAATGGTTAATGATCATCTATATAAGAAATGCTGTGATATGGATGAACATCCATTAGACTTAAATGATGGTACGAAGGATAGTACTGCATCATTCACCATATGCCCACAAAAGGAATTATTTTACTGTTTTGGGTGTGGCTCAAGTGGTGATAGATTCGAGTATATAAGTAAAAAATTCTATGTAGACCATACCGAATCAATTATCATCGCCGCAGAAATAGAAAATCTCGATTTAACTCCATATCTAGTAGAAGTAACTCCAGAAGAAAGAATGAAAATGGAGTTATTCAGGCAAAATGATGATGCCAGGAGCCTTGCACATAATGCATTATATAATAATGATAAAGCAATTAATTATCTGCATGGCAGAGGTATAACAGACGAATCAATAGAAACATACAAGATTGGATATGCGCCACCATTGGTTGATGGGAAGACCATATTCGATAGTATGCCAAATGCAGGTGCACTCAAATTATATAGGAAAGACCAGTTCAACGATGCAATCTTATTTCCAATATGCGATGCAAATGGAAGGATGAGATATTTCCAATCTAGACCATTCAATCCAATAACCGGAATGAAATATATAGGTGCTGATGATACACATCCACTATTCGATGAAGTAGATAGAATATTTGGATTTGATGTAGCAAAGAAGAATCTATCAAAGAATGGTGGTAAGTTAGTAGGAGTTGAAGGAGCACCAGATGCCATAGCATGTATGCAACAAGGTATCACGGCATGTGGATTTCTTGGTACTGTTGTAAATCAGAATACATTTGACCTACTTGATAGGTATCGTGTAACAGAACTCATATTACTACTTGATGGCGATAAAGCAGGCAGAAATAAAACACTAAAGAATGCAGAGAAATACTTAACACTAAAGACAAATGTAAGGCTCAAAGTAGCAGTAATGAAGGATGGATATGATCCAGAAGAGTTTATAAATGCATTTGGGCCTGATGAATTATATTCTGCAATAGATAATGCTGTGTATGCAGTACAGTATCTAATAGATACAAAATGGAATGATGCAACCACTCCGACACAGAAAGCAGAATTTATATTCTCAATACAGAATTATATGGATGCCATAGATGATGATATTGTCAAGAAATTGATGATAACACATATATCAGGAAAAGTTGGTATGGACCCATCACAGATTGAAGATTATTATATGCAATCTGCGGTGAATAACTCAAATGGTGCAAAGCTATATTCTCCAGATGGTGAGGAGATACTGTTGGGCAATGCTATGAGGAACCCTGAGTTCATGCCAGAATTAACAATGAGATTTAAGGATAATGACTGGTATCTGTTGAAACACAGGCATCTATTTAGAATACTGAAATCGACAGAGTATACGGACGTGGAGTCAATATATACAATAGCCAAGAATATGAATATAGACAACATAATATCATATGATTGGCTCAATAAACTACACAATAATACCGGAAATGTAGAATTCTCATTGAAAGATGTAGAAGATAAATTAATAAGAAGGAAAGCAATTGATATACTTGATGGTGCACGTGTAAAGTTATCTAGCATGGAAACAGATGCATCATTGGTAATTGACCAGTCAACAACAAATATGTATAATGTGATGCATAGCAAGTCAAGTGATAAAATATATGATTCCATATCACAGGTTGATGATGTTATGGCACAGATACATAACAGGATGATTAATCCGGTTGATTTGATAGGTATATCATTTGGTGACGGATTTAAACAGCTCAATGCATATACATTGGGATTACAGAAAAAGACACTCACAATAGTCGCCGCCAATCAGTCAGTGGGTAAGACACAGCTATGTGAGAACTTTGCTATGTATCAATCGGTATATCTAGATAAAAGCGTACTGTGGTTCACACTCGAAATGGATAAAGATAGAATGACATACAGAAATCTATCTATATTATCAGGAATAGATTGTACTGACCTAATGACTGGTAATATAACTAACGAGCAGAAAAGGACAGTTGACGAGTATGCAATCAAATTAAGGCAGGCTAAATATTATCTATCTGAGAAGGGGCATGACTTAACAGAAGCACTTGCAATCGCAAGAAGATATGTGCAGACATTTGGTGTAGAGATAATCTATGTCGACTACCTGCAGTTACAATATGTAACAGATAGACGTACTGAAACAAGAAGTAGGGAGTTAGGTACTATATCAAAATCATGGAAGGAGTTCTCACAAGATGCTGATGTACCAGTAGTATTAATATCACAGCTGGGCAGACAGGCACTTGATTCCAAAACTGCAGAAGCAGAACATGGATATGGCTCATATGAGGTTGCGCAGGATGCTGACAATTATCTTACATTAAAAGACAAATCGACAGAGGAGATTGCAGAAGCAGGTATAGAGAAGGGTAATAAGATAATGAATATAAGTAAAAACAGAATGGGTGAGAAGTCAGTGCTGATAGATATTTATTCTGGTGGCGCTAATTATAGAATGATGGAGGTATAGGGTATGATATTTGCGTTAGTAGGAAGACCCGGTAGTGGTAAATCAACTGTTGGGAAGATTGTCGCTAGTGAGACTGGTGCTGTGTACATATCATCTGGTGACATAGCCAGAGAGATTGCCAGTGGATCAAATGAATTTATGGCGAGTCTTAAAAACGGAGCAATGGCGCCAGAGGGGGTAATGAGAGAGAAAATAGCAGAAAGGATAGATGCTTGTATCGATAGGGATAAAGATGTTATCATTGATGGGTTTCCAAGATTTATTGGGCAGAGTATCTGGCTCAAGCAGAGATATGGTAGTATAACTATGATTGGATTCGATATACCATACCAAGAGTCTCTCTCAAGATTAGCGAATAGGGGCAGATATGATGATGGGTCATGTATCCAGAGAAACGAGTTCTATGATAGGTATACAATACCGATGTTTAACACAGAACTGAGAGGACAGAAGACATATGTAATAGATGCAAAGAAATCAATATCATCATGTGTATATGAAACAACGATGATAATCAAATATAGTTAGCAGGAGGATAGTGAGTAATGTCGCTAGTAGTAGCAAAATTTGACAGATATGACCTAATAAATAATCCAGGCCTTGATACTGCATCATTTACGATATGGTTCAGTGGATGTGATATGCACTGTGATGATTGTCAGAATGAGGTACTGTGGGATAAACGGAGGGGCACTAATTATAGTGTTGACGATGTGGTCAATCTAATATTGTGTTCATCTAAGAGGTTAAACACAAAGTATGTTGTCCTCCTGGGTGGAGAGCCTTTACAGCAGGATAGGCAAGAACTATTATCTTTATGTACGGCCTTGAAATCAAATGGCCTAAAGATATGGTTATATACTGGGTATGAATTCTGCCATATACCTAATAGTATTCTTGATAATATACATATTGTGAAATGCGGCAGGTATATCAAAGAATTAAATTCTGGCGGGTTCCCAGCATCAAGTAACCAGAGAGTACTAATTAAGTCCCAAGATAATACATGGGATGATGTAACAAATAATTATAAATAGGAGGTTATACAAATGGTGGTAAATGGAATGAATCATTTCCAAGAAATGTGTAAGGGAAAGTTAATCAACTGGTATATGGATAACATGGGAGTTGAACTTACACACAATGACGTATATGTAGTATGGAGCTGTAAGGCACTGCAGAATTATAAGTGCCTTGCATCAACATCTGTGAATGGTGATGGTGTGTATGCAGAGTATACGTACAATGGAGATAAAAAAGAGCTTTATGAGGATGTATACATGAAGCTTACAAACAAATGTCACACAGAAGAGTAAATTGGAGGAAATCTAAATGAATGTAAATATGAGTCTTATACCAGAATTTGAAGAACTGTGGAGAGGATTTACATCTGATAAGTCTGGTATTGAATATCTTAAAATCGAGGGTATTGCACCAGATGATCTTGACATAGGTATCAAGAGTAGAGAGTTTTTCAGTAAAAGGCTTGCGAACATATCATCCGATGCAAACTCAAACTATGTCGAGAATATCAATCCGACAGTGTATCGTACACATACAAGCAATGGGCAGATGAAACTGCTCGGATATCACATGATTTGGTATTATGCTGCAAAGGAGTATGGCAGGGATTTTGCAGACGAAGCAATTAGCAGCATATGGAAGGGAGATCTATATTTCCATGATGCACACGGCTTAAGGTTACAGATGCCATACTGCTATGCATTCAGTCTTGACAAAATTGTGTTTGAGGGTAGGCCATATGGTTCATCACCTACAACACCCCCAAAGCATAAGAAATCATTTCTGTCGCAGGTAGACAAACTTATATCTGATTTAAGTAAGCAGTTTGCTGGTGCAACTGCCCCTTCCGACCTGTTCCTGTGGTACTCGTGGTATCTTAGAATGTGGGCGCAGGAAAGACTTGGTATGTATGTTTCAGGCAATGGGTTTGATTGGCATAGTCATGAGAGCCAGCTCGCAAGGGAAATAATAGATGATATGCAGGGACTCGTATGCCTGTTCAATGAGCCAGGAAGGGCAGAGGGAGAACCTCCATTTACAAATATTGCCATCTATGATAATATTGGCCTGCATAACCTGTTTGGTCATATTATGTTTCCGGATGGCACACTACCTGATTTTGAATTTATTATGTTCATCCAGAAGGTGTTCTGTAAGTGGTTCAGCTATGGTGACCCAATTACAAATCTGCCATATCGTTTCCCAGTTGTTACAATCAATATTACAACAGATAAGTCTAATAACTTTGAGGATGTTGATTTCGTAAAGTGGGTGGCGCACATTGACAGGCAGATGGCTAACTTCAACCTCCATTTTGGCGACAAGTCGAAGATTGCAATGTGTTGCAGGTATGAGAACGACCTTGAAGACATGAATCTGTCACCAGATTCATTCGGCAACGGCGGGGTCAATATCGGTAGTCATAGAGTTGTGACACCGAACTTTGTAAGATGTGCACTCGAGTCACGTGGCTGCATTGAAGATTTCTACAGAAGATGCGATAGGTTGATTGATATGGCCGGGAAATTATTGCACATCCACAGAGAATATATACTCCAGAAGAGAATTGATGAAACACCGCAGTATCTCCAGTTCTTTGGTAAACTTGGATGGTTCTCACTTGATACGATGTTCAGTACAATCGGTATTACAGGAATCTATGAGATGTGCCAGTATATGGGATATGATATCATCACAGATGAAGGCACAGAATTTACACTTGATTTCATGGATTACCTGCGCAGTAATATTAAGAGATTACGCAAGGAATACAATTGTGTATTTAATTGTGAGGAGATTCCAGGAGAACAAGCATGTGTATCATTGGTTGACAAAGACCATATCTATTTCTATAATGAAAAAGGGTGGGATGATGGTAAATGGGAAGATGATGTTGCAGATGCATTCCATAACTGCAAACTTTATTCAAATCAGTATATCCCATTAATCAACAAGGCCGACATGATTACAAGACTTGATTTGTCCGGCAGGTTTATGAAAAAGATTAGTGGTGGCGGTGTGGTACATATCAACTCAGAAAATATGATTGATACGGACGAAAAGATGTTTGAGCTTATCAAGTATATTGCATACAGTGGTGTAACGCATTGTGCAGTGTGCTACAGATATGGCAAATGCGAAGACCATCCGGCAGTGATAATTGGACAGAATGTCACAAAATGCCCAGTATGTGGGAAACCATTCGTAAAGGTGAGGACAAGGGTAATTGGATATTTCAGTGATATCAGTAACTGGCATCCGGTAAGACAGGAGTTCGATGCACCGTACAGATACTACAGTAATGGCAGCGAACTTGAGCAGTAAACAGTAATATACAAAGAAACAACACTTATTGGGCAGGGCAACTTGCCCAATATTTGTATATGAAAGCAATACAGAACAATAAACGTAAAATAATAGGAGGGTAAACAGATGTTACAATTGAAGGTAAAACGTGATGATATCGCGAAGGAGTTTCCACTGTTGCATATTGCAAAGGGTGGTGATGTTGGTCTTGATATCGCCGTGGCATTTGGCAAGAAAAAGAATTGCGAGGAAATGCTTGACAGGTACATAGAGTACTGTGGCGAGAAAGGTGTAGAACCGGATGAGTCAGTAATAAACGATATTGTTCATGGTGTTGTGACAATCAAGCCGGGCGAGAGATATCTTGCACCTACCGGTATAAGGATAGAAATACCAGAGGGATACTGGGCATCAATAGAGGCCAGGAGTTCAACGTCAAAGAAATCAATAATTGTTCCTAAAGGTGTGATTGATGAAGGATATAGGGGTGAATTATTCGCACAGCTTATCAATGTTGGCAACGATGATGTTGATATCCATCACGGCGACAGGTTAATCCAGTTAATACTGCATGAGCGTATTGTAAAACACTTTGATATAGTGGAGGTAAATGAATTATCAGACTCAGAGCGTGGTGAATCCGGATTTGGTAGTAGTGGACATTCTGCACTAACAATATAATATAATATCGGGAGGATACCGCGATGGCAAGATTGCAAAAGGGTGAGAATAAAACCATTGATAGAATAAATGACCTTGTTGCCATCATAAAGTCTAGCAACTGCGATGATAGAAATGATGCTATGGTCGAGTTGCTAGACATGTTTAAACCAATGATCATTAGTGTATGTGACAAGTGGAGTAAATACTTTAATGACACGCAACATAAGATAAAGCCGTTTGATGATTTATTGTCAGATGCTAGATACTGGTTTATTAAGTATACTATAGAGAAATATGTCATAGATGGTGATGCGACATATAACAAATTTATAAAAGACCACATAGACCAGAGGATTAGATATATCTATGAATGCCAGCTGAAGTATTATAACAAGCTGATATTCCCTGATCCAGATAAGAATCAAGATAGTGTAGATACCGATACATTTGAATCAGTTATTTATAATTATTCGTCCAATATATCAGACCAGTCAAGTATGGAAGATGATATAATTGATAGGGTATCTGATGATAAACGTATTGAGCTTGCACAGCATATAATGCATATGGTTGAAAATGGAAGATTCAATGACAGGGAGAAGAGAATATTCATTGATATAATGTGTAATGGGGTTACACAGGATGAAATGAGTAAAAGGCTCGGAATATCAAGGACAAGAGTGGTACAAATACTTAGGAAGATAAAGTATAAACTCAGGCAAGAAATGGAACTTGATAATAAATTCTGGGAGCTAATGACGCAGACAGATATCACATTCGACAATAATTATCTATAGTACAGTCATGTGCGATATTAACATCAAAGGAGGTAATCGATATGAATGCTGATGATATTATTGAACGAATTAAGGAAGAGGAAATGATGTGTGAGTATTGTGAGTATAATAATAAATGCGCACATGGTATGGCATGTTATGGAGGTGAACCGATTGAACCTCCATGTACGAGTGTGGATTGTAAAAACATTATAGACTACGAGTCATACGCACATGACAATGAAATAGAGATTGAGGTGGAACATGAGTAATTTTACTACACCATACACAGATTTGCATTTACATTCGGAGTTCAGCCTGCAGGATGGAATGATTAGGCTTGCAGATGCAAATGATATGAAGCATATTAAGGGAGAAATAATATTAAGAGCAGAGGAAACCAATAGTGATACTATAACCGTGACAGACCATGGTAATATGTATGGTCAGGCAATACTGGCGCAGGTATGTAAAACATTTGGTTTCAAGCATATGCCAGCATGTGAGTTCTATATTGCATCTGCATCAAGATTTGACAAATCATACAAAAGACGCGGTGATGCATACATGCATATCAATGCATGGGTCAAAAATAAGGCAGGATATAGGAACATGTGTATACTACAGAAGAAATCATTCGAGGAGGGTTTTTACTATGTCCCCAGAATTGATAAGGAATTAGTCAAGGAATACCATGAAGGTATCATGTGGTCTGATGCATGTATTGGTGGAACTATCTGTAGTCATATCATTGCTGGTGATATTGACACTGCATATTCGGAGTTCATGTGGTATCTAGACACAATCGGTGATGATTTCTATATTGAATACCACAATCATGGGATTGCGGAGGAAGACAGGTGTAATAAGATAAAATATGAATGGGCAAATAAACACGGAGTACCAATCATAGCATGTACAGATGCACATTACACAAAGAAGGAAGATACAGATGCACATAAGGTGTTGTTATGCATTCAGTATAGTAACTCAAAGAGTAAGAAATGGCTAGATGACCCAACATTTAATGGTTTCCCTGGTGATGGTTACTGGTTATTGAATGAGGACGAACTTAGGGACAGATATCCAATTGAGTATATAAATAATACGAGATTGGTAACCAATAAATGCGAAGGCAATATCATAGAATTTGGTGATATAAGACCACCAGCATTCAGTGTACCAGAATGGTTCGTGAACAAGATATCAGCACAAGGAGGTACATGATGAAAGATATAACAATGACATTTACACAGGATGAAGCAAATGCATTATTTACGGCTATGTGTGTCAGGGTAAATGATTTTAAAGAGCAAATGAAACAGGCAGGTATTGATGGTAATACCGATAGGGTACTTGAATGTGCAAAATTGGTCAATGTTATGGAATCGGCACAGATGAAATTAATTGATGCAGGTGCATCATTTTGGTGTTAGGAGGTACTATGATAGGAGGTATATATGACAGAAAATACACTTAAACAGGCAATTGAGATTAAGAACAATCTCGACAGTTTAAGAAAAAGGAAGAAAGAGCTTGAAGAAGCAATGAGTTTATGTTACGGCAATACAGGAGATATACGTGTAAGAACGATGTATGTAGAGATTATGGAGAAGGGATATAATAGATGCTCCATAATGGTACAAGCACAGACTGCCAAGATAGCCATTGAGAATGAATTACAGCATGTATGTGACATAATTGATAAATTATTAAAGCAACTCGATGAGCTGTAAATAGGGAGGAAATATGTGGATACCATTTGAGCTTGGGCAGACAGTCTATGTAATAGTTGATAATGGATATGACACAAGCAAGACAATACACGATGGATATGATCATATTGGCGAGCTTACACATATAGAGAGGGTACATAACCCAATATATAATATAGAGCCGAGAAAATTTAATCTAAAGATGCTTGTATATTATAAACTTGATGAGATTTATGCAACAATTGGTGAAGCAGAAGGTGGTATCAAGTCTATCTGTAAATGCACATAGGAGGAAATAACACATGAAATTGGTAAGTAATGAAATTATATTATGCCCTATTTGCGGTGGCAGTGGTACAATAACCAACCTTGAGAGAGTAAATATGTATGAAAGTGAGTATGTTACCAAAATATGCGATTACTGTAATGGAGAACGTGTTGTTAATAAAATAATATATCATAAATCATTGAAAGAACAGGGAGAATAAAGTTATGGGAGTATTAAAAGACATATTTAACAAAATGGCGCAGGATAATGAGTCAATACCAGATAAACAGCCAGAGCAGGTAATGCCAAATAGATATAATAAGGTATGGCTTGATAAAACTGCAGATGTACATGGCCTTATGATATCAGACAACAATAAGCGTGTTGATAATATATTAAAAAAGCTAGGTGAACGTGATGGTCATTGTCCATGTGGAGGTATGACAGATGAGTTTATCTGTCCATGCAGGATGATGCGCATGTTTGGCAGATGTAAATGTGGACTATTCGAAGATGCCATAGATGTTGACATAAAGCTATCGGATACTAATGGTAGAGTAAAGAGCTAATAATAATTATTGAAACATAAGCAGGGCTTTATATACTAACAGAAGTAGGAGGATAACATGGACCATCATAAAGTCACAGAGGAATACCTCAAATATCTGGTAGACAATGGTATAAGGGACAGATATAAAGACAGGCCAGATTGTATACCAGAAGCAATAGAACGTGTAAACATGGAATATGAAACAATCATACCGAACAGATTTACAGATTATATACTGATGATATGGGATATACACAATTTCTGTAGGACACCAGAACGTGTATTTGAGTTCTGTAGTAGAAAAGGTATAACACCACCACCAGATGGGATAATACCATTAGGGCCGGGACGTGGTTCTGCTGGAGGGTCGATGGTATGCTATGCATTGGGAATAACACAATGTGACCCATTGCTGTTTGGTCTATTCTTTGAAAGATTCCTTAACTCTGAACGTATCGCATATCCAGATATAGATTTTGATATTAGTAAAAGGTATAGACATATCGGAATCGCATATATATCTGACAAGTATGGCGAGAAACATGTCGCACAGATAATAACATTCGGAACATTATCAAAGCTTACGGTAATACATGATGTACTGCAGGCTGCTCAGGTATCATCATCTGTAATAAATGAGGTAAAATCAACTATACCAGATGATCCGGCAATAGAACTGAGTGATGTGATTGATAATGATAAATTCATTAATGCAATGCAAGCAATCCCATTCCCAGACACAACAATAACTGTTGATTCAACGAATGCTGGTAGGATGCTTGAGAATAAAAAGCTGTCTGTTGAGAATACCGCAATAGTTATGGAGGTATTCACAGGAGTAAGGCAATCAGCACAGATAGAGATAGAAACATCATGGACATGGCGCAAGGCATTGAATATAATGCTCAGGCTCGAAGGTCTTAATAAGAATGAATCTACGCATGCTGCTGGTGTAGTTGTTGCACCTGTAATTGTAGAAGAGAATGTGCCATTAATGCGTAAGGATGGTGACACCACATTCGTATGTCAATATGATATGAAATCAATAGAAGCACTCGGATATCTAAAGATGGATGTTCTTGGCTTACGTACTGTTGACGTAAACTATAATGCTGGTGTTCTTGTGCGCAAATGGTATAACAAGGATTATAATTTTGCAAATCTGAGGTATGATGATGAACAGGCTATTAAGATAATCAATGATGGAGATACAGTTGGTCTATTCCAGATAGAGGGAACAGGATTCACCCAAATGATGCATGACCTTGATATCGGAGGATTTGAGGTTGAGAGATATGCAGATAGGGATGAATCAAGGTTAACGTCAATCGAGAAACATAGGGGAATCGAGATAAAACAATTCATGTGGATATCAGCGGGTCTTGCACTATATAGACCAGGACCATTAGATGCAATCATTGAAGGCAAAACGATGGTACAGCATCTAATAGATAGGAAATCTGGTCGAGAGCCGATAACATATTTGTTCCCAGAAGAGAAATCGTACCTTGAGGAAACATATGGTGTCCTTGTATATCAGGAACAGGTAATGTCACGTGTACGGCAAATGACCGGATGTTCATATGGACGGGCAGATATACTAAGAAAGGCAATGGGTAAAAAGGATCCAGTCTTAATGAAAGAGCAGATGGACTGGTTTATAGAGAATGCATTAAACTATAGCTTCTCTGAAAGTGAATTATTCAATGACCCGGAGCATAAGAAGAGAATAGTATTAAGGGCTGCTGACGAGATAGAGAAGTTCGCAAGGTACGGATTCAATAAAGCGCATACTGTAGAATATGGTCATATATGCTATGAGAATGCATACCTAAAGTCCCACTATCCCGATTGCTTTTACTGTGCAATGTTAAACTCACTGAATGATAGACCGAAACAGCAGACAGTTGTAATATCCGATATGTTGAAACATGGAATCGAGTTACTGCCACCAGACATTAATGAATCATTTACTGACTTCGAAATGACTAATGAAATGGTAATAAGATTCGGATTCAGCGCAATTAAACAGTTGGGCGAGAGAGCACCATATATCATCGAAGACAAGATGAAGAATGGGCTATATGGTTGTGTTGAGGAGTTTAGGCTGCGCATTCCATCATCGATATTGAATAAGACGGTAATGACAAACCTTGCTAAATGTGGCGCATTCGATTCATTACTGCAGAATGACTGTAGCGATACGCAATTTGATAGCAGGGCAACATTGGTAGCAACAATGCCAGCGATATGTGATGCACTCAATAAATTAAGGAGAAAGAAAAATTCAAATTCTCCAGCACCAACTGCCGATGAAGCACTATCAAGGTGGGAGAATGGTGCAGGATCATACAGTGTGATAAGGGGTGTTGATGACCCAATCCAGTATTCAATATGGGAGAAGGAGATACTGAAATATTACGTATCTGCCCATCCGATAGACAAGTATGAAGCAGAGATACGCAGATGGGGTGCAATCCAGGACACAGAAGATGAACTATTACCAAGCGAAATGTACATCGCCGGATTTATTGAAGGGTGCCACGAAACAGTAATCAAGAAAGAGGGCAGGAATAAGGGTAAGAAGATGGGATTTGTTACCATAGGTACAGCATTCAGGACATACGAAGCAACTATGTTTCCAGGCATATACGAATCATGCTTGCCATACATCAAAGACAATGAGCCAGTGGTACTTAAGGGTAGGAGGAATGAGTACAAGGGTAATGTCACAATACAGGCTGAGTATATCAGGAGTATGTCAAATGAAGGTATAAGGGACTGCCCAGAATGCCACATAAGGTTAAACAATTATGACGATATATTCTCAATGATGGGGCTTGAGGATGCGTTCAGTAAATTCCCAGGAAATACCGAGGTGTTCTTGCACGTGAGAAATGGAAACAATGACATTTCAATAAAGATTGGGCAGAAAATAGCACTGAATGATTACATAATTAACATGGTTGAGTCGATGGGAAAACTGGGCTACAAAGAGGAAGCTCTCAATTTACTTTAATGGAGGAATATAATTATGTATGGAAAATGTACACACTGGAATGGACATGAGATATCATCAATGTCCACACAGCACATAAAGAATACAATAGCGATGCTTAGGAGGAAAATAGATGGTAGTATAACAGATGAGGTAGTATATGATTATATAATATCTATGGAAGCAGAACTAAAATCAAGAAATATCGCCGTATAGGCTGATATAAAATAAAATCACAAATAGGGGGAACAGAAATGATTAAAAACGTAGACTTGAAGGTAGTCGGTGTGACATTCTCAAACGATGATGGCAGTAAGAGGTCAGAAATCATCAGAGAAATTATTGACAAAATCGATACAGGCATGGATTCAGGTGATGTTGAAATCAAGCTTGAAAGGGAGAGTGACAACAAGTTTGATATCAATGCAATCAAGGTGATGGCAGATGGTAAGCAGATTGGGTATATCGGCAAGGAATATGCTGCCATTATGGCTCCGCTGATGGACGAGTATGAGGAGTTTGATGCAAAAATAAAGGGTGTCGGTACGTATAAGAACCGTCCATACTGCGAAATCACGGTAAATCAGTTATAACAATCAAGACCACCTCCGGCCAATCCCGGAGGTGAGTCATATTTAGGAGGATATATGAATAGTAAACCACCATGGGAAGAGCCGAGAATAAAGATGATACTACAGATATTCAAAGGAAGTATGATAGCAAGTATTAAAAAGATAACAAATGTTGTAAGGGAGGTAGGCAAAGATGATGAGATTCCTAGATAATTCAGTCGCACCAATCATCGCAATAGATTTTGATGGTACAATCAATGTCGGTGGAGAAGATACATATCCTAAATGTGGAAAGTTAAGGATGTGGGCAAAAGAGGTAATGGATTTCATGCATAAACTTGGCATCAAGACTGTGATATGGACTTCACGTGACGTAGCGTACAATCAGGAAGAAAAGAAGATGTATGACCATATGTCACCGATGATTGAATGGCTGGATGAAAACAATGTACACTATGATGCCATCAATAAATCGATACAATTTGCCCCATATCACTACAATGGTAGAAAAGTGTATGCACATATGTATGTAGATGATAGGGCATTTGGCTGGCGCGGTGCAGATGATGGGAATGACGAAATGTTCCTAGAAGTGCTGGAAGAGTTTTTACATGTAGTATGTGGATTTAGCAGATATTCCGCCAGTGTTGCGGTGATGTATTGTAGGCAAGGATATGAGCCAGATTATTGGATGATTGACAGTATCAAAAACTGGAGGAGCAGGAATGACAAATGATAGCGATATCATAATGTATACAGATGGAGGATGCCACAATAATGGTGATAGAAAAGGTGATGGGTCATATGCCTTTCTCATGAAGACGGATAACAAGGAATATGTTGATGTAATATGTGAATACATCAAGGGAACAACAAATAACAGGATGGAAATGATGGGTGTTATAGAAGGTCTGAAATATGCACACAGCAATCGCATAAATAACATCAGTGTTGTGAGCGACAGTGGATATCTTGTGAAAGGATATACAGACCCGGCATATTTGGAGAGGTGGATGACCAGTGGCTGGAAAACATCTACCAATAAGCCAGTACAGAACGTGGATATGTGGCAGGAATTGATGAAAATATCATGGCACATAGGATTTAATTTCGAGCATATCAGAGGACATAATAAAGATGGAAACAAGACACATGCTTTCTGGAATGATATCTGTGACAAGGCATGCACTTATATGATCAATAAATTTATGGTGCCTGGATTTGTACTTACTCTTAGATATTATTTCAAGACAAAGGAATTCAAGCAGGTGTCTATAAAATTAGTCGAAAAGGGACAATAAACCAGGAGGGAATAACTATGAGCAGTAGTATTAATTTAATCCTTGCACAGGGTGCCGAGCACACCAAACAGGACAATCTTAGGAAAATAGTCGAGAGAATCAACTGTGAGAGGATTGGGGGTACACCACAGGTGAACTGCGCAATCACTGCAGAATGTGAGGATAAAATAAGTTCATTGTATGGTTGCTATGGGATGATACAAATCAACCCATACACATATTCAGTCGAGGAAAAATATGATGGATACTCATATCTGAATGTGCAGGGGAGATTTTTCAGTAAGAGTTTATCATCGGCAGAAGGCAGTAAGGGGATGCCAGTCGAGAAGACTGATAGGATTCCGCACCTTGCAAAGATTATGAAAACCGTGTATGACGAATGCGGTGCTGACCTACATGGAGAATTATACAAAGTTGGAGGAATCAGCGATGATGTAACAAACATTATGGGATGCAATGCTGACAAGGCACAGTACAGGCAGAATTTACTCCTTGAGAAGGAGGGTCATAATGGGCCATTACATTATGTACTGATTGATATCAGGGCAATCCATGGGAAATCCTTAGTGAATGAGCCACACAGGTTAAGGCATGCAATACTTAGGTGGGTATACAAGAAATATGTTATGCCAAATGACCCACATGGATATGTGAAACTTGCAGATGTACTGTATGGTGACCCATGCGATGAATTTAGGCGCATCGTAACATCCGGTGGTGAGGGCATTATAATCAAGCGTGAGGATGCATTATATATCCCAGGCAAGAAGCCAGCAAACAATTGGATTAAGGGAAAGAAGAAGATTACGCTGGATGTATTTATGACAGGATTGAACGAAGGCACAGGCAAGAATGCAAAACTGTTCGGTTCAATCAAATTTGCAATGATGATTGATGGCAAGCAGGTAGAATGCGGAAATTGTTCATCTGGACTAGATGATGCAACAAGACTGATGATATATGATAATGCCGATAAGCTCATCGAGAGCAGGCAGGTATTCGAGATTGAAGCCATCCAGGAATCTGTCAAGTCATTTAGGAATGCAGTATTCATCAGGTTACGTGACGATAAGGCATATAATGAGTGCACACCACTGTCCATAGTTGTGAAGGAGAATCTTGTATGATGGAATTGTATCAAATATGCTGCATAGCAAGTATGGTGTTATTGGTTATGGTAATAATATATGCCATAGTAACTCATATCAATAACACCAGTAGGTATAAGCGTTATTGCGACATTCTTGGATTTGAATGTGTATACAATGGCAGAGGATGTTGCAACTGCAAGGTATTTAGAAATCATATTACAGAAATGGAAGAAAGAATAACTAAAATGGAGGTAAGATTCAATGACGTTAAATGACATGAGGAGTAAGACACTTGGTGATATACTGCAGGACTGTGATATTACAGGTGTGAAATTTGAAGGCAATGGTTCAATAGACAAAATAATCGTAACATATTCTCCAAGAAGTACTGACAATGCTGATAAATGCACACCCAAAAAACAATTTGATCCATTTGGAGGTGGTGGAGGAGGTAAATGGTAATGAAAATTACACCATGTAAGATGGAAGGCCAGGGATCATGCAAGCGATGCAGTGATAATGGAATATGGAACAGATACTGGATGAGTTTCCTATATAGCATTGATGGATATGAAGGATACTATTGTAGGAAATGTGCAAGAGAGATTATGAAAGAGCAGAATAGTAAATAAAGATTCGGGCAGGCTCACCACCTGCCCTTTCCTTTGTCTGTCCGGTCACGCTCGGGCAACGGCCTCTCATGTGTTTTCCGATTGACCAAACAAATAAACGATTAACTGAAGAACATCATGCCGTGCCATGACAGGCAAAACACATCGATATTAGTCAATTTTGCGGTAATAGAGTGCTCCGCTTGCATCTGGAACAAGAATTACGCTCTCAGTAATCATTGCGCCATTATCATCCATTACATACCATTTACCATCGACAGTAATCTGACCAGTAGCCATAGCACCATCGGTGCCAAAATAATACCATCTATCTTTATAATAGTACCATGTGTTGCTCACCATCATCCCGGCACCATCAAACCAGTACCATTTGTCATTATCTTTGTACCAGTCATTTGTTACATACTGACCATTACCAAGATAGAACCTGAAACCGCCATTCTCGCCAACCCAGCCAACCTTATTAACCTTGATACTGTAGAACCTGGCTATTGTATCAACCTCTGCCCTTGCGAGTTTGTCAAGGTTATTATCATTAAGTAACCATTCAGTCGCCACTGGGTTTGTATGGAATGAATGTTCAAGAATTAATGCCGGAGTTCCTACGTTGGTTGCACCACGCAGTACACCATAGTAATCGCCATTCTGACCCATCCTGTGTTCAATTCTGGCTTCCTGTTTCGTTCCCATTGTATTCTGGATACACCTAGCAAGTGCAAAGCCAATACCATCTGCCTTACCATTGATGCCACAATATGCAACAGGATAATCAACCTTGGCATTAATACCTGAGCCAGTAGCATTTGAATGGTCAGATATGAATAAATCACATCCTGCAGACTTAGCACCCCTTGTATGTAATACAAGGTCTGGACCGATTGAACTCCTGGTTGTTATAACCTCTACACCAATATCTTCAAGATACTTCTTCTGTAGTAAATGCAATTTCCATACCATTTCAGATTCATAGTACCTGTTGTCACATGGACTACAGTTATATTTACCATAATGCCCAGCGTCTAAACAAATCTTCATATCGATATCCTCCTTATAATATAGATGGGTGGGACATATCGCCCACCCAATGATAAACATAATCAACTTGTGTGATACATTATTCTGTATCTACAGCACGTTCATCTTCCTTGCCTGTTGCCGGACCAGTTGTAACATAATGTTTGTCCTGCGCACCCTTTGGTTTAACATTCTGTGCAACATCATTCTTTCTCTGCTCCTCTGTTCTTTTGTCTGCATGTCCTGCTATAATAGCCATAGTATTTACCTACCTTTCTTTGAATTGGTTTTATTGTCAAACAAGTCCTTAATAAAGAACCTATTAACGATCCCAAAAAAGTATTCCCATCCATTCGTTGTTATGATTGCTACTATAATTGCAACGAATATGACAGCCGGAATATAGTACCAGAAAATCTGCAGTTTCATATATGACATATACATCGTGAATGCGATAACGCATACAATCAGCGATGTGACCAGGACCTGCAGTTTCGTTGGGATTACATTAAGGAACCCGAATTCCTTTGTAAACTCAGTAATTACTGATACCATTACACACATAGCGCACACCACCGCAACAATCAGTGTGAAATGGTTTAAGATAAACTGTAATTCCATATCATTGTTCCTCCTTAATATTTGATATTCTCGATATTTTGTTCCAGACATGCATTTCTGGCTGTACTACCTTGTGGACAAATGAGTTAACACCTCCATGCTCCTCATACTCTTCAATTAAGTCCCCAAGTGTCTCGAATTGCATGTCTGTACAAATCATAGCAGGATGACATTCTGAATATATTCTCTCAATACTCCTCTTTATCTCAGCGCGCTTCGTCTTGGAGTTTTTGGCCTGCATATTTACAACTATGTCAGTGAGTGAACGTATATCATTAGATTGTTTATCTATTATTGAATTTATCCTCTGCATTGATTCCTTCAAGTCATATACAAGCTTCTTGAAATTATCATCCTCATTCTTTTCGACTCTCCACCTGTCAAGAAATGTCGAAATCTTTTTCTTTTGTGTGATGAGTATTGACACCAATACGAGTATCAGCATTATAGCCAATAGTAGATCAAACAATGTCACCTTAGAAAGTAAGCTTAATAACGATTCATTCACTTAGTTGCCCTCCAATAAATTTATTCTATTACCATCTTATTAATATAATACCAGACCCTCCATTTGATGACATATCAGGATTATTTTGTGGTGTAGAATACTGGTTTTGATACCCTCCGCCATCCCCACCAGTAATTATTACGTTTCTCATTGCGCATTTACCTCCTTCATAATATCAGCCTTTTCAGCTTCTGTGAGATTGGTGTATGTCGCAATTACGGCATCAATATCTTCTCCTGCCCGTTTTCTGATAATAAGTGCCTTCACAATAATTCTATTAAATAATTCGTTCATTAAATTGCACCTCCAATCATGTCTGCCAATGCAACTGTAAGCTGTGCATTGTCTGCCTTTAACTGCTGGATTTCCTCTTTGTCTGTTGGGAGTCTGTCAATAACTGTCACACCATCAGCCTTGTAAAATACGCCGTTTATGTACTTATCTCCTATCTCGCAGGGATATTGCAGGCAATCAACCGCAAAGGCATCGTCACCATATACGCACCGTGTTACCCGGTTGGTTTCTTCGTACTGTCCTACCACCACATTCTGTACCGTTTCATCAAATATCATTGCGAATACTTCGTGTGCTACCATCTTAATCCTCCTATTTTAATCTGATTAAAATAACTCCTGAGCCGCCAGTACCGCCATACATTTCATTTCCGTAGGAAGCGCCACCTCCACCACCGCCTCCACCACCTGTATTTGGTGCACCGGAATTACCCCGGCCCATTTCATTACCTCCGCCTCCACCGCCGCCAGCGCCACCAGCGCCGGGGCCACCATTAGATACTCCACCACCGCCACCGCCGCCAGCGTATAGTGTATTACCAGGCTCTCTAAAAGCTCTTGTTGTGAAACCCTGGCCCGGGGTTGTGCTCCAGCCACCGCCATCTGATTTACCGCCTTCACCTGCTCTTATGTACGGTTTTGAGTCAAGGTCATTATAGCCACCGGCACCACCAGCAGAACCGCCTGATACACTGCTACCTGAACTAGCGCCTTTTCCTCCATATCCACCATCAGCATTACATAAAATAACACCATTTCTTGCTACTGATGTCGATCCCCCTCTGGCACCTGTACCTTTATATCCAGCTTGTCCGCTACCACCGGCACCCACTACACAATTTAACACTTGTCCTGCTGTTACACCGATATTAGAAGTAGTCCAAGTATAACCAGAACCAGCACCGCCACCTCCCTGTTGATAGGCCTCTTTTGTAAATCGGTATCCAGTTCCACCGCCACCTCCGCCGCCTACGCAAAATATATCCGCAGATGTAAATCCATCTGGAATTACGTAATTCTGCGTTCCGGCTATCGTAACCAACGAAGGTCCTATGGTCGTATATACAGCATTTTTAACTGACGATGGGTCATATACCGGACTGTATATCTCTCCAAAGCTTGTTGTGGCATACCCAAAGCATGTAAAATAATAAGTGGTATTTAATGCTGGTAAATCCATAAATACTTGTGACCAGCCTCCAGGAGTAACATTGTCTCCTGCTCCTGCATAAATTGCATCCCAAGCAGACGCATTCCATGCTGGATATCTGCCTGTCATACATTTAACGATAACTCCGCCGAATGGTTTTCCTGGGACGGAGTATGGGTTCTGCCACTTAACAAGTACGCGCCGTCCAGAATACGGCGCTACGCTAAAAGACAGTATGCTATTGACAGTCATTGTGCCAACTATCTTATTCTTTGGATCTGTTGTATAGAAACTCTCACCAGTCAATACATGTGCCGCTACTGCATTGCCTGTTAACTCAAGAGTACCAGTACCAGGTTCATCATTACTATCAGATGTGACGGCGGTTTTACCCTTGACAACATCTGATAGTAATGATGTAAGTTCATCGGAGCCGACTCCTCCACCGCCACCGCCCGCAATATTTACATTTTTAGCCATTTTATAACCCCCTATATAACAATCTTATTGGAACATCAGTGGCTGGTTGTTTATATACTGTAAACGTTACAGTATAGTCAGTGACTGTAGCCGTACCAGATGATACTATACCAAATGCTTTCATGTATGCAGATTGTGCTTCTGGTGTAGCATCATGAATACCCTTTACAAGCATTGGTTCACTACCTTCATTAATTAAATGATGTGAAATACTTTGAGTAAATGTACCAGAAACCGTACCGGCTACCCACGCAGACCGTTGTAAATTGAGATCTATAATATATTCACGCAATATTGGTACAACAGTCTGTTTTCTGACACCTGCATTAAATCTTACAATCTCCATATTATATATATTCTTGATATTACTAAGGTCTGGATAGTCTGTATTAGTTTCCTTTTTATACTTATCAAATGAAAATTGCATTACAATTCTCCTAGTAGTCTCCGATTCGCCACGTCCATCCTTGAACCAGTTAGTGCCCGCCATTGCTGTAATGTCACCATTCTTTTTAATAACAGTGGTAAATGTACCTTCAAATTCAACAACATTCAACCATATTGATTCATTTGTGATGCCAGTAATAGTAATATCATTCTCAACAAATATTACAATACCATTCAGTATGAATTTAGCGCCAGCCATAATAGTATATGATCCAGTGGTTGGTACAGAACCAATAGAGTACGGTGATACTATAGCACCATTACCGATGGCTGAACTCAATGATTTCCTACTCTCTCTCTTATTTATCTCTTGTAATTCATTAAGTTCAACCTCAAGTACAGTCTTGCCAGCACTGAATATTACACCATTTACCCCATAATCTGGAACATAATTAGTGTAATGTGTAAAATCTGCCATTGTTTACCTCCTTATACAAGATTAATGGTAAATCTCATTGTTCTCTCGATTGTCATATCTGACGTTTTCGTGATAACCGGATGATGTTTCTTATTAATCATGATACCCGAATTTGCTGTAGCAGTTGCATCGCCACCAAATATGCCAAACTCTCTCCATGAACCATTACAATCATTTGTGCCAAATATATGCTGAATCTGGAGAATATTTGTCGGCGTACTTGATTCTGCATAATCAGCGGTCAGGAATTTAATCTCATTGGCTGCAATTGCTACTCTACCAATTTCTGCAGTAAGCTGTGTCTCACCAACTAATGGCTCAACTGGAGTACCATCCCACGTAGCCAGTCCGGAACCCACTGCCCAGAATTTAATTCCTGCATATCCTGTTTCACCCTTGCATAATGCCATCACCAGCTTTGTGAATGAATTGACAATGATATTATGACCAACGATGGTATCAATAAGCTTACCATCCCTATATACCTTGTCAATAATCTCGCCAGTCATAGAAATGTTACTATGATCTGCATGTGCAATACTGGCACATATCACCTCATTGTCAGTATTACATAATGCACTGTTATCATTATACATTATTAAACCCTCCTTATTATATTAATTTTATCAATGCATGAATCCGTTTCTTCTAGCATATTAGTTGTAAAATCATTATTCAGAATTAATGAGTTTGTGCCAAAAGAACTCCATATGTTTGTAGACAATGCTCTATTTAATGAGCAAATATCATGACTAATATTACACTTAACACCATTAGCTTGCATTTCGTCAACTGCGATGGTGCATACATCGGCACTATTGTCATGTATCGCCATGGTGTCTTCAATATCATTAGCATTAACAGCACACCAATCGTAAGAGATATATGAAGCATTTATTACGTCATATTTATCATCAGATCCAATATTAGAATCATCATATATTGGTAAATATCTAATGAAGTCCTCCAATACTTCTATATCTTTTGTCTTATACTCACCATTAAGTACAAAGCTATTTGTGTTTAGTAATACATCAGCCATATTGAGCAGTGCGAGGTATGTGTTATTATATACTGCGATGGTGCATACATCGGCACTATTGTCATGTATCGCCATGGTGTCTTTAATATCATTAGCAATTATCTTGCATAATTCATTAATTGTATAGATAAAGAATAGATATGGCATTATACCAGATGCCTTCGATGTATTTATAGATTTAAGTATTTTGTTATTCATGCTAGCCATATTCTCATTGACTATCAAGTCAACTATACATACGATATGACCATATGATTTATCTATTATCGACTCAAATGAACCTGAATACTTCCATGCATCATATATGTGTATATACTTATCTATGAGATCCTTATTTTCACTAATCCCTACAGTTGATGCTATTGCATATTTGATTGACTCTGCTGTACCACCTGCAAGTGATGAATATACAATCATCAATCTACTACGATAATCATCATATGTTTCATCGCTCAATTTTGGCAATCCTAGTAGTGAACCCCACCTATGCTCAAGATCTTCATCATAGGTTGAGTCTATACCAATCATTGCGTATAGTCTGTCAATCATTTCAGTAGTATAGTTCATTCTTGAAGCATATACAGATAACAATGTGTATAATATAGTTTTCTTATTATACACGTCATATATATTTGGGAACCTGGATTGCATTGACTCTATAAGTGTAGTAATATTATCCATTTATCACCGCTCCAGTCATTAATTTTCCATTGATAGTTATATCACCAGCACGTATAACTTCCTCATTAACAGCAGTAACATTTGCTGGTGGCTTTACGGTTGTAATATCAAGATCATCATTATCTGCAACAGTTTTATCAAGGCTATTAAGTATCTTCCTCTCAAGCTGTTTTACAATAAGTGTCTGTCCGATATCAAGGCTATTGCAATAATTAGTAATAGCATTAACAATATCAACATAATTTGATTCATCGACACTTATTGTAATATCTATACTGACAAGCTTATTAGTTGCATATACTATAACAGGATTTATACCAGATGCCTTAACACTATTTGTTACCGATATAACCTCAGCTTTTACTGATTCTGGTGTCGGCATGGTATCAGATACGATTATGATACCTGATGTTCCAACACCCCTATACATATCGATTACTCTTGCCTTAGTTACTCCAGGAACCTCATTTACCGCAGACTGTATTGCATCATTTGTACATTTACCAAATGTCTGCCGTATATTCTTAATACGCTCCTTAAATTCCTCATTACTCTCTTTGTCCCTACCACCATTGATTGCGTTATTGTTTAGTACAGAATGCACACCACTAAGTGATTTTGTTAGTACGCATATAGCACCTGCAGGGACATATATCATGCCAGGAGTATTGCACACAACAGTAGCATCAACAGAAGTCTGTCCCTTATGTAATATACAATTTCCATCATTTATAGAAAATTCTCTTACTACTCCATTCTTATCCGGTCTTGTTGATACTATGAATCCATATGGAATCTCTATATCATACTTAGCTGGTTGGTCTCCGGTGTATAATGTTACAGTACCAACAGCAGGTTTTGCTGGTTCCCTTGATATACCTAGTATTTTTACGGCCCTATCAAGTTCATCATCATTACAATTATCAATATTCATGATATCGTATATATATTCCATATAGTAATTACATGCATCTTCATTCTCTGCAAATACTTCTACTAATGTCCTTAACACTGACCCAGGATTAGTATTTGATAAGCCTATATTTTTGTCAACTATAGACTTTAAAGTTTCTTCGACAATCTGGTCGAATTGTTTAGTACTAAATGCCATTCTCTTCACCATCCATATTTGATATATTTATAGAAGCCCTTCCATCTACCATATTACCATTGGTCAATGTTAATACGTAATCTATCGTGCATTCATTCTTGCCGGATACTGTTGCAGTTATAGATTTGATATCAGATACTCTATTGTCACCATCTAATATAGCAACACTTGATTCATGTGCTACTGCTTCCATACCTGAACTATTAAGTTTTACTCTTGATGTAAATATCTTATTACCAAGTTCACGATGATACATATTATTTGCAAATCTTAACATGATATTGTTATTTGCAGTTTGTATGATATCGTCACTTTCTCCTTCACACAATGATATATCTCCATATCCATCAAGTGCCAAATCGCCATTACGCAACAATAAATCTATCATAATATCACTCCTTATACATAAAATTGTAGGTACTGCAATCAATAAATAAAGTGAACGCAGTACCTATATTAATTAGCACGTGACTCAAGCTCCTGTATCTTCTTAATTATATCAATTCCATTGATTATTACATTACCTCCGGAACACTTAACATATGCACCTCCAGATGAATATAACATACTCTCACCAACAGAACATTGTGGTTTATTTGGGTCATATACTCCAACCATACCATCATTGCCAGCATTATCTGCAACCAATACAAATGCCATCAACCCAGATGGAGGACATGATGATATTCCATATGGTGTTATTGGTACAAGATTTCTTAGCTGTGAGCTGTTCATATTTGTAACAGCAATTGATTTACCACCATCACCAGTAGTCACAATCTGACCAGTTTGACTTTCCCTCCTATGTGGCTGTGATACACCATTTAATTCTTCTCCGAATCTTCTCATATTAACTCCTCCTGTTTGTAACACTAGTACCATCTGCCTGCCATATCTTCTCAAATGTACTATCTGCCGGAATCATCGTCAATGTTACAATACTACCACTATCTATAGACTTAGTATACTCAACTTTTCTGATAAAGAATATGCTATCAATTCCATAGTTACCATGTACAATCCTTGCAGTTGTGTTTGGAAGATATACATTATCGCTATCAAGCCTAACACCAATAACAAGTTCTGTACCATCCCTAAATGAATTTCGCATATCCTTATCCGCTATAGATGTATACTTAGATGATGCATTATCAGAATATGCTCTCCTTGTACTTAATTTTGATATACCAATCTTCTTCATATACTGATTTTCTGCTGTTCCTACCAAATCAAATCCGCCACTGCCGTTTGAGCCATATATATATATGTCGCTCTTCATATCTGTTCCATCTTCAATCAGCCTAAATGTCTTTATTGGTATTCCATCTATATTTGAATGTGATGTAAATGTATGCGATATCGGTGCATTCATATTCCATTCACCTGTATATAATGTGTCAATCAAGAACCACACACGTTGTTTACTATCGAGGAGGATATTATTAAATATCGATATCTCTGACTCTCCACATCCTATTACAAGTTTTTCATATATTTCTGCTTCGCTCACCGAGCATTTAATACCATGCGCATTGCATCTTTCTTCTATATATATCTTAGGCTGAACACTCTCAAGAGTATCTGGGGTTGCGTCATTATCGACCAGCATAAAACACCAATCTCTGCCAGATATCTTGATATAATCATCAGCTTCGGACATTATATACTCAACCTTATCGACAGTTCCATACATTATCTGCTTCCCATTTACAGCAATCCTACACGCATCAAATTTAGAGAACATACCACTATACATGCCATTTGGATTCTTTAGTACAAAATCAAATATATCACAATCGGTTAGTAAATCAATCTCTGTGAATATTTCAGTAAATCTCCACACACGGAATGTCTTGCCCAACCTTTTACTATCTATATCTAATGATATTAATGATTTAATCGCCATGATATCACCACCTAATGGTTATTTCCTGTCCAGGATAGATCTTGTTCGGATTCGGTATACTATTATATTTAGCAACCTCTCTCCAGCTAATCGATGTTCCATATTTAGTTGAATACTTGGCACATATCTTTGATAGACATTCATTCTTTTTTACAACATGTACGATGCTATTTACATTCTGCTGTGCGGGCTGTCCGCTTGATTCGATTGGTATGATTATTGGATCGTCACCTCCGCCATAAGATGCGTTGTTATATTCAGATGTAACATCCTCATCTATATTAGGCCTTGTATCTGCAATAATCTCGAATGTATAATGTATAACATTTGTTTCTGGTTTTATGTCGGCTTCTAGGTTTACCATTAATCCTCTTCTCACTTCCGAGAATACTGGATGATATACCCTTCCAACACCTGGCTTCTTATATTCATTGTATAAATTCCTAAACTGTTTGTATGCATTTCTGCCATAGAACAACCCACTACCAGTTATCGATATAGCATCGACACTGAAATCCTCAAGCTCTGCACCTGATAATTCTGGGTATTTATGCTTAATATACGTTCTCCCACACTTAAACCCGGTTGTCTCCGGGTTGTGTGGGAATTCAAAATTTTTATATCTTATCTCATTAAGTGACATATGATATCCTCCTATTTCGTAGTCTTACCATACTGTGACGATTTCCTTGAATACCATTCATCTAGCATCACATTATTCTGTGGATTAAGGATATTTACATCTTTAGATACCTGTCCGCTCTTGTCAACCTTAACATCTACATTTACTGTCGGTGCCTGTACAGTGAATTGTGGCTGTACAGTTATTGGGTTATCAATCTGTATCTGGTTATCAATATGACTCTTTATTAAATCCTGGGCACCCTTTTCGCTCAATGCACTGTATCCCTGTGGCATTAAGTTTTTTATGGTTTCTGATATATTTGATACCAGCGTTGATTGTATATCTCCAGTTAGTTTTGGCGATTGTACGTTCAACGTTGCACCACTGAAATCATATGCCTCTACACCAGTCTTCTGCTTATCTAGCACTCTGAGTGGATTATTATAATAATCAACATCCTCTTTCTTGACTTGTTCTCTTATGCCAGATGTTATTGCCTGGCTTATAGATGAACTTAAATCTTCAAGTGTATATGGATTTTGCGATGTAGCCCCCGGTATTGAATCGGAGAATGATGATTTTGACGTATTCTTTCCGATCCTCTCATTATAGGCCTTCAAGTCAATGTCATCGCTAGCCCATACACTATAAAATCCCTGACCAGTTGTATCGAGCCGTTTCTCGTATCTACTATCATCCTTATTGATGGTTATCATATGTTTCTTTAATTCATTATCATACCATTCATTTATTTCCTTTAACCTACTAAATGACCCAGGTTCCGCAAGCTTATTTCCATATTCTGCAGTCAATGCTGAACGTGGCCTTTTACTATCTTGCCATTCTTCATATGCAATACCAGTGGCACCACGTCCTACAAAATCGCCAGCCATTGAACCGCCTACACCACCAGCAAGACCTCCCAGGAAACCACCAATAATTGTACCAACACCCGGGAATATGCCTGTACCTATTGTTGCACCGAGTGCTGCACCTCCAGAACCTCCAGCATAACCTCCGGCAAGGGCACCAGCACCGCCACCAAGTGCTTCGTATCCTCCCTTTTCATCACCAGATTTGAAATCATTATATGACTCATATCCAGAAGATGCAACCTGTATTGCCGTGGCAGCAGCACCAGCAACTTTTCCTGCTTTCAGTAATTTTGACGTTGTTTTTGATACCATACCATCAAGTGATGATCCATAAGTTCTAATAACATCATCGGCAGATGTTCCTAGACCTGATGCTATATCATCAACTGAATATGCAGATTTCTTACCAATTGTCTTGATTACATCATCACTGCTTGTTCCCAATAACTGCGCTACATCATCAGTACCACCAACGAGCGATTTACCTGTTACCTTGCCATTTAGCATATTGGAAGCGCCAGCAACTGCACCACCTACCGGCCCTTTACCACCTGTAATATTTGAACCATTTACTATAACAGCACCGGCAACATTTATTACCGCACCGCCAGCAATAGTCAATATCTGCAATACTGATGATATAAGTTCGGCAATTTGTGTTGCCACATTCAGTGTTACTAATTTACCAAACCAGTCAATCGCACTTACAACTGCGCCGCCAAGGTCACGCATATCTTCTGGTAAATCCTGAACAGATTCCTTCATGTTCTTTATCATAGTATTCCAGTCAGATAATGCACCGCCTTTACCAAATTCACCATTCGAACCGAGTATTTCTCCATTTAATAGTGAATTCAGCATCTTGACCAACCCATCAGCAAATTCTGGTCCAATTTCAACACCTATCTGTGTCAAATCAATTGTTATTCCTCCGATATTCCTCACCGCATCAGCTATAGCAGAACCATATTTCTCCTCTATAAGTTTTGCAGATTCATCGAGTGCGCCCCTAAGATTATCGAAGTTTATTGTATAATTACCATCATTACTAAGGAATGAAAATAACTCATCCCTAATCGCTTGAACAAATGGACTTAATCTATCACCGAAATCCACCTTGATACCTGACCACAGGTTTCCAAGTGATGTTAATTGTCCATACTGTGAGCCTAGTAATTGGTCTAATTTTCTCTGATTAGTACCTCCTGATTGTTCCTCAATCTCTTTGATAACATCATTGAGGTCGGTTTCATCACCATTCAACAGACCATATGCTGCCTTCATCTGGTATAAGCCGAATAATTTCTTTGCAAACCATGCCTGTTCTTCATCGGTCATGTCAGACATTGCTTCATCCAACTGGTCTATTACATCAGTCATAGGAAGTAACTTACCATTTGGCTTTACACTCTTTTCAAATTCATAGAATTTCTCAAGTGCCTTTGGAGGTGCAATATCCTTCTGTGCCTGGGTTATAACAGTAGTATCTCCTGTAAGTATCCTGGTAAACAATGCCTGAATACCAGTACCGCCCTGTGAACCCTTTAATCCAAAGTTACCTAATACTGCAATCATACCAAGTGTTTCTTCAAGATCTCTATCTATACCTGCAGAGATACCACCTGCGTATTTCATCGATTGCACAACATCCTTAACATCGATTACAGACATATCTGCAGTATGTGTAACCTTGTCAAGCATTTCGCCCCAGTCTTCTTTCTTAACTCCAAACTGGTTTCCTAATGTTACAGCAAATTCTGTTGCTGTTCTGGTGTCTATGTCATTAGCTTCGGAGAATCTTACAACATCTTTTACTATGTTGGTATTCAACATTTCATCAGCAGACACATCAGATTTTGAGAGTTCCTCCTGGACACCAGAAACTTTATTGATATCCATTATGGAACCACGTCCATCGATTCCATAAGTACCAATAGCTATTGCTTGTTCCTTAAGTTTACTGGCATCCTGGAAGAATCTCTCCTGTTCTGCTCTTGTACTACCATAACTTGATGATATAACTCCAAGAGTTCTTGCATGCTGTTCTGAAAACTTAGTGAAATCTTTGACCGATTCAGTTGTAAAATCATATATGGCTGAACCCATCTGCTTCACATTATTTATAACCATGCGGTTAAACCCACTCATGGCATAATTGTAGTGTCTGGTAACATTATTTACCTTATTTAACATTCCCTCAACTGACGATGCGAATTTGGATGCACCATCAACCATATCTCTACCCATCTTAGAGGAAACATTTCCAAGATCCCTAACATTATCAGATACTTTTCTGATTTTTTGCGATGCTTCGTCATTGGCTTCTATGCTTAATATGAGTTTTTCTTCATCGGTCATATATTGTCTCCTAACTCATTAATCATCTTCCTCACTTATACCTGCAAGCTTATTATACCTGTCGATATCGAAATTTGGATTTATGAATGATTCTTCTACATTAATGTGTGTACCACATCTCATACACCTGTCTTTAGAGGTAACCTCACTCCTACACTTTGGACACATGTGTTCAAGTTTCTCCTCACTATCTATCCGCTGATTTACGAATAGCCATAGCCACTGTTCGTCCGTCATTGACTTGAAGTCACTGTTTGAAGGAAGTACTTTAAATGTACTAGCGACACTGTATTTATATCGCTCAATGGAGTTACCTCTAAATATTTTTTTATTTCATCGAGTTCCTCCTCTGTGATTACCTCAAGTTTAGGTGCCTTATTGACAATAAGCTCATTGTACTTCTCGCATACTCTCTGAATAT